AAAAAAAAATAATCAGGAATTTTCCTGACTACTTTTTCAAAAGTCTCGAAGCAATTGATTGCAAAATGAACTGAACAAAAACTTGGCCTAAAACAGCTGAAGGAATGTCTATATATGCAACTGTTCCAATTCCAAGAGGACTCAATCCTAACGCAATCCAAATAGTTGCATCTATAATAGAACCTATATTGCTTGATAAAGCATTTGCAATCTTCGAGTCGTATTTATTAGACAATCTATTAAATATGAAGACGCTTGCCTTTTGGCCTATCCAAAATGCAACTCCAGAAGCCACGACAAGCGATTGTGGCAGGCTTTGCATTAAGCAAATCAACGAAGTAAGGAATAACCCTACCCATATCAAAGAACCTGTAAATTTTGGCTTCTCGTACTTGCTTATTAAGTTTATAAGCAGGAAAGTGAATCCCATAAACCAACTGCTAGGAGGAATTAAAATTCCTTTCACATTTAAAGGCTCGAAGTAGATTGTCACAAGATTTGCAATAACGACTAGAGCTATATATGCCACTGAATAAATTTTAGATTTCAATTTCTTCACCATACCATCTTTCTACTATACTAGGGTCACATTTCATTGGGAGACTAATAATGTCCTTGGCTGCTTCAATCATAACTTCCGTCAAACGCTCTGCTCCCCGCTTCGCATTCTTAATAGGAACTTCACCTAATAACTCGTCATGTACTGGAATCATTAAGTGAAACCCTAATTCTTTGAGTTCTGGATCATTGTGTACCTTAATCATTGCATACTTAGTCATGTCAGCAGCAGTTCCTTGAATGACGGAGTTCAAACATTGACGCTGAGCATCTGCTATTTTTCCTCCATTGTCGCGAATAAGAATGCCTTCAGCTTTCGCCTCGTCCTTAATTTCCTGCTTCTTCTTAAATCCCCAAGCTCTATCAAGCTGGGCCCAATATTTTTCAATAATATATTCAGGAACAGTATCATCCATCTGCTGGTCATTGTCAAAGTTAAATGGGTCAAAGTCTTCGTTCTTGCTAGCGTCAATATACTCGAACTCATATTCAGGCAAGCTCATGTCAGGAAGTCGTCTTCTTCGACCTGTCGCCGTTTGAACATATCCCACGTCTTGCGCCTGTTGCTGAACGAATATGATATAGTCAGCTACCTTAGGAAACTCACTAAAGAAATCTTCGATGACCTTATTCGCTTCCTTGACAGAAACATTCATTTGCTCTGCAATTGAATTGGCTCCACGACCATACATAAGACCTAAAAGAACGGACTTGACTGAATTTCTTCGAAGCTTCCCTTGCTTGTTAGTTGTTCCGTCAGGATAGAATTCAAGACACTCTTCATAAGGAACTCCGTAAAGTTTCGAACCAATAACGGAGTAAAGGTCTAGGTTTTCTTCATAAGCATGACGCATACTCTCATCACCACTCAATTCGGCAAGTGAACGAGGTTCCTGTTGAGAGTAGTCACTACCAATGATATAGTGTCCAGGACTTGCGGCAAATATTTGTCGAACCACTGCTCCTTCACCTCGTGACGGAATATTCTGCAAGTTAGGACCTTCACTTGACATACGTCCAGTCTTGGCTCCATACTGCTTGAATGTAGTGTGAATTCGATTATCAGGTTTTGCAAGGTGCCGGTCGAGAGTTGTATAGGTCGAAACTAATTTTGCATATTTTCTATATTTCAAGAGAGCTTTTGAAATGTCATTGTCGAAGTGCTCAATTATGCTTTCACCTGTTCCTCTAGGTTTATCCTTTTCAGGACTCTTCAATCCCATGATGTCATAAAATAGGATTGCTAATTGAGTAGGACTGGAAATACTTACCGTCACTCGACCTCTTGCGTCCATTTCGAGTTTTTGATAGTTTTGGAAATTAGTTTGTCGAAGTTCTTCGATTTCAGGTTGCCACTCGCTGACAAGCTGTTGAAATTCCGTCTCAGCTTCGTTCATCTTAGTAGTAAACTGTTCCCTAATTTCATTCAACTTATTCTGGTCTAAATCAACTCCGTAGATTTCCATGTCGAAAAGAACTTTAATCAACGGCATTTCAATATTATGCAGAACCCAAGAAACTTTTTCTAAGTTATATTCTGAGCATTGTTCAGTTCCTGGAGTCAAGTATTGTTTTTGAAACTCATAAAGTTCGAAAGTTTGCAAAGGGTCATAGGCCGCATACATATATGCAACATCCGGAGGAATTAAACTAAAAGGAATGCCTTTGAACAAGTCATTGAATTTAGCAACCTCTGCGTTTTCTTCATTTCGAACATATTTAGAATGAAGACTTTTCAAGCTGTGAGACTCGTTTTCATTTAAAAGCATTGAGGCTAAATAAGTATCCCATTCAGGCTCACTCATCTTGACGCCAAGTCGCCAATAAATCGATTTCATATCAAATTTCGAGTTGTGGTAGATAATAGGAATTCCTGAATCTACAATTCGTTGAAGCATTTTCTTCATAAACTCAGGAGAAATTTGATTCTTAATTCGCATCTTCGTCATATTGCTAACATGATTGACAGGTGCATAAATTCCTTTTTGACTAGGCGAATAAAGGCATACTCCAGCAATCTCGTCGTGAATAGTATCAAGGCCGTCAGTTTCCACGTCAATAGAACCTATTCCATCTTCAATCATGTTTTGAACATACTGCTCAAACTGAGCTTCATCAGTAACTAGTCCCAGCCTATGAAGAACATGTCCAAGAATACGGTTCGAAAGAGTACGAGCTCTAGCAACTGCGTCCTTTAGAGCATTACCTGAAATATAAGTCACTTCAACTGCAGGCTTCCTATTTTTTCTTTGTGCAAGTAATTGAGCATCGTTTTTCTTACTTGAACGAGGCTTTGCACCAAAAAGTCCTTTTTGAGACATCTAAATTCCTTTCTTTCAAATAGCTAATAAAAGAGGGCTTGCGCCCTCATGTTAGAATCCTCGACCTCGTGTAGGAGGAGTTCTTCGACTAACTGAAGGAGTTCTTTCAGCTGTTCGACCTTTTGAAGAATCTCGACCTGAACCACGTCTAGGAGCAGGAGCCGAACCTCTACGAGAATTAGAACGGCTTGAAGACTGCTCCTCCTGAAGAGTGAATCTCCCGTCAATTACATCGAACATTTGATCTTCGTCTAATTCTAAAATTAGAGTTCCAAGAAGTTCGCTCTTTTCAGGGAAATCATCGAGGGTAGCATTATCCTCTGGTCGCTCCGGAAGGAATTCGTAGGTAGTTCTTTGGTCACCTTTAGCCCCTGAACGAATGATTTCGAAAGGCTGAGTTACAAGGCTTCCATACTTATTGATAAATGTAACAATTTTTTGAACATATGAACGACCGCGGTCCCATGTTTCAACTTTTCCGCTGTCATGGTTATACAGCTGAAGAAATAGTTTTTCAATACGAGGGAACCCATTTTGGCACATTGGGCAACGATCGGGATTAACTGTCTCACCATCTTCTCCAATAGCGTTGCAATTAACATATCGTCGACGGCCATCAATTTCTGCTTCATGCACCACAAAGTAGTCAACGTCTTCGCCCTCTGGGTCATCATATAAAAGAGTGACGATTGCGCTGTCACCGTGGTCAGCTAGTGTGAAAAATTCATTATTAGTTCCTGAACTAAATGAACCTGATTTTTGAATGGATACTCTTGCCATATCAATTCTCCTTTTAAGTTTTTAATGATTGAAAGATTTTTGAAGTTTTTAAGGTTTCAAGGTTTGTTCTTTCATATATAATATACACGAAATTCGTGCAAATTGTAAACCGATTATATAAAATCTTTTAATTTATTTTTTAGCTTTTTCTTAGACTGGCTAATAGCTGCTCGGCTTACTCCAATTTCACGCGCAATTTCTGCGTCGCTGACGAGCGGTCCGTTTTGAAGTACGGACGAGATATAAGCATATTCTGTACTAGATAACGTCATGAAATCGAGACTTGCTTCGATTTCAATTTTCCCATAATCTTCGCAGTACCCTACTGTTGACAGGATGCTGAAATCGTCATTTTCATCGCGAGAGGACTCGTTATCGAAAATGACTTCCAAATACCAGTTTCTGTTCAACGAAGGAGCATTTAGATACCTATACTCTAATAGCACTCTATTTCGAAAAATCCTTGTAAGGTAGGTTGAGAACTTAGCGCCCTGCTCCGACTGGAACGTTGCAAGACACTTAGAGATAGTTTCGAATGCTATGCTTTCTATATCATGTCGCGAAAGGCATTTAAACTTGCGCGCATAAGTATAGAGCATTCCGAAGTAACGCTGGTAGGTAGACGCAATTGACATGTCAGGGTCGATTTTATAGTTTTCGACACATTTGTCATCATTCCAGCATTCTCCGCCAACATAGCTGGAGACTAGTCCGTTGATTCTTTTCATTTAATATGACCTCTTTTTAATTATGTAAGTTGATTATACGATAATAAGTGAATTATTACAAGACTAAATTGTTAAAATCTATCAAATCCGGTCTGTCGTTGATGTCCCACTTATTTTCGTAGAATTCATCAGGGTAGTTTAAGAATCGAACAACCTTACTTCGTTTTAACTGCTTGTAAAGTTTTTCCTGCGCTGTCTGTCCAGCGTTATCAGGGTCGAGAGCTAGAACGATATTTCTATAAGGAAGTCTTTTAAGCAAGTTGATTTGATTTCCTCCTCCTACTCCCATAAGAGCGACTGCAGGAATTTTCATCGACCATAACGTCAAGCAGTTGATAACGGACTCTGTAACGAAAACTTGGTTGACAGGTTTTTCAAAATAGTCTCGAAATGCTACGAGTTCATATTGTCCGTAAAGAAAATCTGTTTTAGGATCGTCTTCGCCATACTGGTGAAATTTTGAACGAACACTCCGACGATTGAAAAATACGGTTTCGCCATTTAGGTTTCTTACAGGAAACGTGATGCAGTCGTGAAGTTTGTCGTACCCTACATCAAACATTTCAATGAGCTCGTCAGTCAGTTTCCGCTCATACATATAAGGATGAATGAACCTGTATTTATCAAGTTCTTCTTCAGGAATAATTGAATGCTGAATTTTTTTACTAGCTCCATTTCTACGAAAGGCTTCAGGACTAACTCCGCTCCTAACTACTTCGCTAGATGTTCCAAAGTTCCTTTTCAGCCACTGGTTTCCATAAAAGCCTCCGTCCTTTCTGCCTAATACATTAGAAATGAACTCAGTTAGGCCTGAAGTATATCCGCAAGTGAAACAGTGAACCGTTCCAGCTTCAGTGACTTTACTTCCCGAATAGGAAGGATTTCTACTCATTCCGCAAGAAGGATGTTTTTCAACCCCGCCGGCATGAAATGGGCATGAAAATTGATAGTTGCTTCCAAGTGACTTAGTTCTTCTAAAAATGAATACTCCTTCATCTTCTAGCTGTCGAGAAAGTTTTTCGATTATTAGTTCAGGAGTGGCTTCAATTTGAAGACCATTTACCTTCATCAAAATGCTTCAACTCCTTCCCGGGTTACTTTATTTCTAAGATTTGAAGTTGACCTAGATGCTTTTGCTTTCAGTGCAGAGCTTTGACCTGACTCACTTTCGCCCTCTTCTTTGAATCCAATAAGGGTATAAGTCCCAGTTTCAACGTCCCACATGTATTCGATAATTTTTCGGTCTTCACCATATCGATTTTTAACTACTGACAATTCAAGTATGCCTGATTTCTCGTCACGCTTCATAGCGATAACTCTACTAGCATTTTGACCTACTCCGTCACTTTCTGCTATATGTTCCAGTTCCATGCTTTCAGCGCCTTCAGTTTTAGCCGAACGTCCTGCTTGGACATTAAGCACAATAGGAATTCCATATTTAGCAGAAATCTTATATAGGTCCATGGTGATGTTGGCGTACTGAATACGCTTCTGCTCTCTGCTTGGGTACGATTCACTCATAAGGGAAAGCTGGTCAATTCCTACCACGGATGGTTTATATTTAGATATCATGCTATCTAAAATTGCAGGAGTAAGATTCTTTCCGCCAATCATGAAAGGCGTGACTACCACAAGGGAATTTTCAGCCTCAGTCATTGCTTGAATATGGTCCTCATATTTTTCGAACTGGTGTTCGTTCCATATTCCCTTGGTAATTGAATTGATGCTAACATTAGAAAGGATAGTATCAATACGAGCACCAACTTGCATTTCACTCATTTCTCCACTATATAGAAGAACATCATGTCCGTTCTTCCAAGCAGTTGCAAGCATTTTATCAATAGTCCAAGATTTCCCTTGTCCAGGTCGAGCCATTATGACAACCAAGTCCTCACCTGGAAGAAGACCACCTAATACGTCATCCAGTAGTTCGAAACCTGTAGATATTCCAAGTCGTTCACCTTCGTGGTTTCTAATACTGTTTGCCCAGTCAAGTCGAAGATTTGCATTTCTTGCAATGTCGAGCCCGCCTATAAACTTAGAACGATTAAACAGCTCTTCAAGTTTAGGGATTATATTAGCAATTGCGACATTGCTATCCACTTGAATATCTTCAGCCGCTTCAGTTAAAATGGGCACCAGGGAATTATAAAGATGCTCCTCTTTTAGCTTGTCAATAAGATACTCATCAGTTTCGCCGATTTCAAAAAATTCAAATCCAGGAAAATGGTCTAAAATGGTTTCATCGTCCGGAACTCTTCCATAATTCGAAAAGTGACTTTGAATAAATATAAACTCGTCTAAATAATCAGTGAAGTAGTCTTGGTCAATTCCATTATTCTCTAAAATAGCTAGGCTCTTATCAACCAAGACTTTATTTAAGACTTGAAGTTGTATCACTCTTCCACCTCTTTCAATTTTCCTACATGCTGTCCCTTTTCATTATAAAGAGGACTTTCTTTAGCTCCAGGGGCGCTCCCTAGCCAAGCGCCTGAGCTGTCGACAGTTAAGTAAATAGCAGATTTCTGCTTCTGCTTATAACTTTCGATTATTTCATTTTGCTTTTTCCGTTCGTCATGTCGTCCTACACAATATGCACCTATGCAGCAAATACATAGAAAAAGAACGCACCAGAGAAGAACATTCGTAACTCCACTATATCTATGATTCAATTTCACTTACCTCCAATCCTCTTACATTGCTAGCCTCGAACTCTAGGACTACTGAGGTATCGTAGATACGACTATAAAGCCTTTGGCCTAAAAGTTCAATAATTTCTTCATCTGTATAATTAGTCGTGTAGATAGTTGACAAGTTATTATCAACTCTATAATTGACAAGGTCATATAGATAAGGATATGACGCCTTTGTCAATGAGCCTCCGCCTATTTCGTCAATAACTAAAAGCTCGCAAGTTTTTAAGCGCTCAAACCGTTCGAGGAATTCTTGCATAGTTTGAAAATAATTGTAGTCGCCAAACTCAGTCAATAGTTGAGCCGACACTACGAACATTCCTTTTTCGACCATTCTTCCATCAAGAGCAGTTTCTGCTAAATAACGTTGCAATAATCGAACCGCCCAACTAGTTTTTCCATTTCCGACAGTAGTTGAAGCAATAACAATGCTAAGTCCATTTTCAACTTCTTCAACTATATTTGCTCGAACATCTTCAAGCCATTCCCAGCACTCTCTGTCAGCTTTTCTTTCGACTAATATTTGAGGCTCGAAGTATTTTTTAGGTAGCCCACTTTTCTCGAAAAGGTCATTTAACTTTTTCTTCCATATTCTATCAGCTAAATTATTCAACTTTTCTCCTTTAATTTATTTTTCTGATAATTATTTACTAAATTTATAGTTCAGTAGTGTGATGCATATATACCGGCCCGAAAGATTCAAGAATAAATTATTTTACACGAGTTGAACTGATTTTGTTAAGCAACTTTTTAAAAATCTAAAAATAGTCTATAAATTAGTAGAATCCCTCGAATTTTGAGCCTATTTTTCCTTCAAGTTCATCTAAAATCCAGGCTCTTTTAAAGGTCGAAACTGTAATAACTTTCTCAGTCAAGTTCAATCTTCTTCGAACCTTTTCATACTTGACAAAACTTTCAGCAAGAAATCGACATAATTCAATATTCGAGTCAAGGTTCAAGTATTGCTGAACCTTCTTCATAGTGGTCGAAAAGTTGAACCAGTTATAATCAATGCACTTAATTTCGAAAATAAATTCATATTGAACTATAAAGAATGACGATACTTGTTTCATGTTCGGCTCAAAGAGTTTTCCATTAAGCGCTTCAACTATTTGAAAATAGTCTTGCTCGATTTTAGATAGACCTGTTGACACATCCTTCCTAAATAGTGAAGAACGAGTTTTAGGTCTTTCTTTAAATGTCAACTGAATTTCATTTCTAGCACTTGACGAGCTTCCTATTCTTTGCCTTGCCACTTATTGCCTCCTTATCGTATAATATTAAGCCTCTAAAATTAACGCAGACAGTGGTTGCCTGCGAGGGTGGTATAAAGAGACGCCTTTGGTCGTAGAACCGGCGCAGCTCCTAAAAGATCGCTAAATTTTAGCCTTTCCAAAACGAATTCCTTCTGACACAGAAACGATGACAGCAGGAAGAATCGTTTCCTGGTCAATTTCACCGTGATAAATCATGTCTTCGAGCAGTTTCGTGTTGATAACAGGCTTGTATTCGATAAGGCCGGAAAGTTTTTCGCACATTTCTTCAGTTTCAGCTTCGTCAACTAATTTTTCGATAATTTCTTTCAGCAGCTCTTCGTTCATAGTCGAGCGCTCAGTTTGATAGAATGTAGCAGAAAAGTGCTTACCTTGAGCAGACTCGATGTCGTTTTCCTTCATGTACTCCTTTAGAGCGTCGCGCAAGGTTTTAACCTGCTTTTCCATGTCGCCTTTAGTAGCGTTCAATTCACCTGCTTCCTCAATTGCTTCAAGGAACTGTTTCTCATCTTTAAATTTCATTAGTTCTCCAATCCATGTTCTGCTTTAAATGCTCTTGCATCTTCTCTAATTGACTCTCGGTCAGTTTTCCCTACAAGAGTTCGAGTGTAGAATGCTAAGTCACCTCGCATTAAGTTATCCCTAAAGCGTCTCAACTTATTAACTCCTTCGTCATCCCAGTAACGTGACCCGCGATTGTCAAGGTCTGTTCTAGGATTTGGAAGAACGAACGGAAAATGAATGTTATTTTCCTCAGCATATTCTTTTGCTTCGTACCATACATTAATCGTAGAGAGAGACCGGTTCAACATTTGACAGACCTCTCCTACTTTATACCAATTTTTATCTTCTGCGAATTTCATCTAAATACCTTTCAATTATTTTGCATTGCTCCTTGTTGAGCAGTTTGTCAAGTTTTAAAATTCTAGTTGCCAGATTTTCTGGAATTTGAAGAAGCTCTGCCAGCTCTTTAGGTGACATATTCAGCTCTTGAGCCAGCTCTAGTGCAGTTTTCCTTCCGTTCCTGTCAGGCTTCCTTTTAGTGTCTTTCCTTAATATGGAGATAGTTTTCATTCTATTTAAGCAGAATATCGAAAAGGTTACCAATCTTAGACTTCATTGGCTTACCGTCTACGATATAATCTGCAAGCTCTCCTTTCGATTCAATTAGGTCTTCTATACGCTCGTCGACTGTCCCTTTTGCAACTAGGGTATAAATTGTGACAGTATTCTTTGCGCCAATTCTATGACACCTGTCCTCCGCCTGGTCCTTTTCAGCTCTAGTCCAAGGACTGTCTAGGAAAATAACGGTATCAGCTTTCGTCAAAGTGAACCCTGTCCCTAGCGCTCCAATAGTTCCAAGAATGACTGAAGGTTTTTCGTAGTTCATAAAATCTTCGATTTCTTTGAATTTGTCTTCCGTTGCTCCTGTCACTAAATTACATTTGACTTTTTTCGAAAGAAATTGGGTAAGCGGTTCGATAACCTTTTCCCAGTTGCTGAAAATTACGCAGGACTTTTCCTGCTGTATGCATTCTTCTACAAGTTCAATGCACCTTTCAAACTTGCTAGATTTTACATCTTGCGTGGTAAGAATTGAAGGATTTCCAGTAGCTTGTCTCAATCGAATTGTCTCGGACAAAGGGTTTGGCATGAGCTTTACCTTATCAATTTCTTCGACAAGTTTAGTCAAAACTTCCTTATAGATTTTTGACTGTTTCGAGTTCATGTCGACATATTCAGTGACTCGAATCTTTTCAGGCAAGTCTAGAACTTCTTCCTTTGTTCTTCGAAGCATGTATTCATTCACAAGGTCGCGAAGTTCATTCAGGTTTCTATACCCTGTTATCTGGTTGAACTGGTCGACGATACAGTACCGCTCTTTGAACTGAGTCAAGGTATGATGTTCCGCTCCTAGCCATTTCATGACATTGAATACATCTATAGGATTATTCATTAAAGGAGTTCCTGTAAGGCCCATCTTGTAGTAACTCTGGAGCTTTTGAATTGAAGCCCCTTGCTTACTTGAAGGATTCTTACACTTGTGAATCTCGTCAATGATAACCATTCCAATTTCTCCGCTCTTTGTTAGTTCATTCAAGTATTTAATGAAGACAGCATCGCGAAGAGTCTCAACGTTGGTTATAAGGAAAAATTCATCGTGGTCTGTAAGAAGGTCATCAGCTCGTTTAGAAACTCCGTCAATCACTAATTTTCCATCTTTGGTGACGCGACTTCCTAAAATATGAGCAGATTCATTTGAGTGAACGCCTACTTCTTTTGCCCAATTCCATTTTAGACCGGATATGCAGCATACTATCAAACAGTGCTTGAAACTAGACTTTCTGCTAACAGCAATATCAATTGCCTGTTTAGTTTTTCCTAATCCTTGCTCGTCGCCTAAAAGGAAACACGGATGGTCTTTTGCATATTCGAAACATTCAACCTGATGAGCGAAAGGAACAGTTTTGAATGAAAACTGGTCATTGCTCGAAGACGCGATTTCATTGCGCGAGTTGATATAGTTTTGAATGTCCTTGTCAAGCTCTCCGAATATATGAAGCTCCCATTCATCTAAGGCGTCTAAAACATTGTTGAAATAACGATAAGGAATTTCGAAATTATTAGAAGCCGTCTCAACAACTTTGGGCAAGCTAGATATCTTATCTGCCATTCTTATTGCATCTTCGTCAGTGCTTGCCCAAGTTTCAATGAAGATAGTTCGACCACGTCTTTCTTTTGAGCGTGCTATAACTATTTCAATCATAGTGAGGAAAGGTGAGAAGCTTCAATAAGCTCCATTGCGGTGTCGAGGTCAGACTCTGTGACAATTTTGAAAATTCCGTCAATTGCCCATTCGTACGATGCAGGAGCGATTGATGCAAGAAGTTTTTTCTGATCTTCTGTCAACCCTTTTGCACGAATTCCGATTGAAACACCTTTTCGAGTTTCTTCGATAGTAACGAAGTTCTTCTTAGTTCGGTAGGCGATGTAAGACTGAGTCACGATTCGATTGCTTGCAGGAAATGCTTCAGCAATTCGATTTTCAAGAGTTTTAGTGATAGCCATAACGCTCTCTTTTTTAGGAGCAGGTTTTCGAACAGTTGACTTTTCACTAATAGAGCCGACTTCTTCCGGCTGTTCTTTAACTTCAGGAATTTCTTCTTTAATAGCTTCCTTCTTAGTCTTAGGTACTACTCTACCTTTTCGAGCAGGTCGAGCAACTGCAGGAGCAGGTTTCTTTTCCTCACCCTCTGCTGTGTACCAACGTTCGATAGTTGAAGCGGATAAAGTAGTAACTGCGTCATCTACTAAAGATTTTAGCTCGGCTTTCTTCTCGTCCGCTTTAATTGAAACGACTTCGAATTGAGTAGAAGTTTTCTTACTTAAAATGATGCTTCCTTCTGTAAGCTCGCTGAATTTAATTTTTGACATAATGTCCTCCTCGCCTTTCGGCTTTTTTATTTTTATAATTGTATTATACAATAATGAATGAATAAAGTCAAGCACTTTTTGTAAAAAAGTTGAACTTTAAAAAAAATAAAAACACCCTACAGATTTGCAGGGTGGAAAGGGTCATATCAACCAACGTGTTGACAGTTTTATTATAAGAAAATGTTTTTAATAAGTAAATAGAGTAATATATGACACAAAATCCCGCAAGGTTTGAACCATACGGGATTGAGAGATACATTTTAGAAAAGAGACTCCTCCTCTCTTTTTATAGATGCCAGTCCTCTGGCGATACAAGGTAGGTCGTATGGCCTACAAGGTCAATCTTAGTTCCAGGAGCAGGCATACCTACTGCGTTCACTAAAACATTTCCGCTTTCCAAAATAATGTAATCAAGTTTTGCATTAGGCAAAATTTGACCATTTCGTAGAACTGCGCAAGAGATAAGCACGTTGTGCATAGGTCGAAAACCTTCTACGATTTTACGTCCGATAGCATAGGTACCATTCTTATACGCTGTTCCTTGAGTGTTCAAGAATGCGTAGCACTCACCCTCTTCATTTCGTTGAAGGTAAATCTTTTCGCCGTTCAATAGTTTGAAGTTTCCTTCAGCGTTTTCACTTACTTTCGACATTTGACTCTCCTTGTCTAGTTGTGATAAGTCCGTCAGGTTCTACCCTGAATGCTTCTTTGTCGGCCATACGTCCGTCTTCTAATAGCATGTAGTAACCGCCATTATATGGAACGAATGTACTTGACTTCATGTCCCCGTTGGTAGCATCACAATAATACCAGTTATCGTAATACTTGATCCAGCCGGTTTGCATTGAACCGTCGCGGTTGAAGTAGTACCATACTCCAGCGATGCGCTTCCATGACGTAGCCATGTAGCCATCTTTATCAAACCAATACCATTTACCATCGGTATGTTTGAGCCATTTTTCGGAGTACATATAGCCTGACTCGTCAAAGTAGAACCACGATTTATTGTCTTCGATATATTCGAACTGACCTTTTGGATAAGTTCCATTAGGGCGAACGTACCAAAAACCAGTGTCGTCCTTTTGCCAACCACGTTTAGGTTCAGCGGCTTGCTTGCCTGCATTAGTTAAACGATAAACGTAGAAATAAGGACGACCAGCAGCGAGCCAGCGTTCATCGTGGTCATTTACGGAGATCCCGTCATACGCCCAATTACAGTGAATGATATTATCACTGTCAATGAACATACCTGTATGACCACCTGCACCAGATGAATACCCTTTACGGCCCCAGATGAAGATATCTCCACGTTGGGCGTCCCAAGGTTGGTTCTCACTAATTAGTTCATAACCGTTCTTTTCGAGCCAACCATGCTCGTATTCGGTATTGACTGCCCATCCTGCTGAGACGGCACCGCCGCTTAGCAAAGCATAGTAGATAGCACTTGAACAGTCATAAGAGTCTGGACCGTTTCGGTAGTCCATGCTATAAGATACTTGCCCCTTGCGGGCTTGCATCCAAGCAATACCTTCATCAATATTTACTCCCATTAGGCCTCCTGATCGTTTTCAGCTGCGGCTTCCTGTTCCTTTTGGTAGTTCTTGCTAGAAACACCAAGGACAGTACCTGCGAAGGTAGCCACAAGAGCAATCGTTCCAGTGATAGCGTCTGTATCAAATTTATACAGAATACCCAAACCAGTAATCAGTGCAATCGCTGCTGGGACTACTACGGTTACGGTGCGTTTCGCTACGTCGTATTGTTCGTTAGATAGCTTCATTTATATCCTCATCCTCTCTAATTGGTAACTCCTTGTATTTATCAAACAAGGCTTCGACTTCACCATTACCTCCGAGATTTTTATAACTTTCGAACAAAATAGACAATTCTCTAAAGTGGTCTAAAGTTGTATATCCTCGCATGACCTCGCGTTTTAGGTCGTGATAAAGACGGTAACGTTGAATCTTCCTAGTTCCGTCTTGTATGACGTCATTTTGGTGATTGATTGCTACTGTCGTTTGGTCGATCCCGTCGACTTGTTGTTTTAGAGTGCTAAGGGTACTAGAGATATCCTCTAATACCTCTTTAGCTTTATTCGATTTCCATTCGAATAACTTGTTCAACAGGACAGTAAGCACTCCGCTACACGCTGTGATAATTGTCGTTAGGACGGCCGTGTCTTTTAGCCACATTGGTATCATCCTAACCCTCCTTATCCAGCGGCTCCAGCTTCTTCAGTCTTAGACTGTTCAGCTAAAATTTCATCTTCGATTGCGTACCGAGCTTCACGCAATTTTTGTTCGTCGCCTCGAAGTTCTCCGCGGTTAGCAGCGTATAGATCTGCGTCGTGCATTGTCTCGGATACTTGCGAAACGGCGTTGGCGTCAATATTGATAATTGTAGTTTTAACAATTTTCTTTTCACCGCCTTGGGCTACGGAAAACTCAGCTACAATTTGTCGCGTCTTTGTAAGTTCTAACATCTTTAGTCACCTCCTTTCTATGAATTATTATAACATGATTTCATTCTAATTTAAATACGAAAACTGATATTATCTAAATTTAACCATTTATTATCTACCTGAGATTTTACCACTAATCGCCCATCGGGATATACTCCTAAAATAGCATTTCCGTAGTCGTTATTCAGCGCTTGTAGATACATTGAACTTCGAGGTCTAAATCCTTCGGGAAGCATTGCGATAGTAGTCTCGGAACTGGTTGAACCTTTCCATACATTACCTTTTAGATAAACGATTCCATCAATGGACTTGGTGTAAAAGGCGTCCCCATAGTTTGTATAGTGGTTCCAGCCGTTTTGAAGAACTAATTTTTGCCAGCTATACTGTTCCATGTCCTGTTTAAATAAGAACTCCTTCCAGTTACCCGGTCTCCATCTACCGCCGTCATTTGCCGTGCGTAGAAACATTCTCCCGGACATTGCAGCGAAGAACTGAACCATTTTCCAGCTATCTAACCAGAAATTTTGAAATAGTCCCCACTCACCTCGCGTTCCTGTAGGATTGTCTTCGTATTTGTTACTTCGCCATGCAAACTCTGTAGCACGTTTGTTCCATACGTCGTTATGCTGACCAGCGTTCAATGCTCCATCTGGATTAGTGAGACGATGCTGCTGGATCTGTTGTCCGCGAGCGTAGATATCACCTCCGGCGTAGATGTTACCCCTTGCGTCAATAGAGCCGGGTGTTCCTTGTTCTACAATCTTACCAACTCCTAGCCGTCCGTCCTTGTCATAGTGTAGGACTACTGATTCAGTTGCTACCGTAGCACTAAATTCAGTTGACGTGAACCTGTCTTGGATTTTAGCTTTAACTATATAAGACTTATCTGGTCCGTAAGTACCAGCTAAATTAGCCGAGGAGTTAGTCAGCAGGGATATAGTAGTGAACGTCCCAGACGCTGAACCTCTATCTTCTACAAAGTTAGTAGAGTTCAGGGGTGCCACGGAGAAGGTAATTTGCATGATATTTTTCTGCGTACCTCCTACCGTTATAGGTGCGACCTTAGCATTTCGAAGAGCTTGAATAATGGCAGGATTTTGACGAGTACGTTGAACGGAAAAATTGATAGACGGACCATAGTATTCAATGACATTGATTTGAACATTTTGGACGTTCGATTGTTTTCCTCGCGTATCCGTTACCCAAGCTCTTACGGTAGCTGAACCATTAAAGTTCATCATCCCTAACTTACCGCCGTTTTCATTGACCGCTAAGTTCTTACCAACGAGTTCGGCGTGAAATGCTTGGATAGTGGAGCCGTAGGCGCCGGAAGCATTGTTGAAGTTGACTTGAATGTTCGACATAATTTGAAGGAAGTTGTTACCTGTCAAAATTTGTCGAACCGCTGAACTAGTTTCTACTAAAGAAACTCCGGAAAAAGTAGGTCTTACTGAATCAGGAATATTGAACTTCCATCCATTAGAATAGAAGTCACTGCCAATTTGCGTCGTACCGTTATAGGTTCGAATACAGATGTCCATAACTCCGGAACTGGATTTAGGTAAGTATCTTGCTAAGTCCAGTGAAGGAGTGAAGGAAACGCTAGTAGTATGGTTCTTACCTAAATCAATCCAATCACTACCGAAAACTCGGTACCAAACTTGATGCGTAAATGAGTTCACTTTTCGATTGAAAATAATCGTATGTAAAGATCCTAGATCGCGATTTCCTTCAAAACTTGAAATCTGTGTAGACCTTGGAATAGCGTCCAAGGTGTAATTAGTAGAGATAGTGATATTTCCGTGAACGCCGTTATTCGGGTCAAAGGAAGCCCAAACAGACATCGTCTTAGTCCCGTCACTATTGTGAGGAACGGTCACTTCTCCACTTGCAAGCGTTACCTCTTCGCCGGACGTATCGTAGTCAGGGTGACTGCTATGAACACTTGAACCATTTAACCATACGGAAAGGTTACTGATATTTCCGTAAGTCCATGTTCGATAAGCTCCGTCGCGGTCAATAGTAGCACGCCACCTAACCTTTGAAGAGTTATTAGTGACGTCCTGACTAATTTGGTCGACGTAAAGATTTAAGTGAAGAGGTCCATATGAGTTGATAAATTTTGTCATTTCCTTCTCCTTATCCTACATACCGGATCACGTTCATGTCCGGATTAAAAGAGTATTGTTCGGTTCTAAAACGGCCGACTTGAATGGATTGGGTAAAGATCCCGTTATCGATGTGAATAACCCCTTGGGTAAGGTACATGACTTCCTTACCTGCAGAGAACATAGATATTCGATCACTTGATACCTTAATGGTAGAGCTACCGTCGTTTTTACCGATAATCAATCCTTCATTAGAAGAGCTCATATAACTGTCGACGAACTTTTTCAGTTCTCGTAACCCGCCAAGTTCTTGGATAGTAGCTTCAATTCGACTTGCGGCTAAGATTAGGTCGGCTTCGGATTTTTTAATAGCTTCTTCATTAGCTTTCATTCGACCTTCATAAGCCTTTTCTAAGTTACTTAGCTGTTCCATGGTTGCCTTAGCTTTCAGTTCTGCGTCATGTAACTGAGTTTTTTCAGTTAAGGCTAGCAACTGTTGATCCGTTAGCTTTTGGTTAGCTTTCTCGTCTAACTGAGATTGAATATCTTCTACGGCTAAAGACCAGTCCGTTGGTACGTTACCGAGTTCTAATTTCATGCCGCAGATTTCGATATTACCTGGACCGTTTTGACCGAACTGAATACCGTTGTTTTCCGTGTCCGCGGTAAATGATAGACTGTATTTGACCCAATTCTTGTTACGGATAGTCTTAAAGAGTACCCTGTTAGTGTCGTTCACTGTCCAAGCTCTCATTAGTAAGTTCACGGTATCCTTTTCACTTGTAGAGCTTACACGAGCCCAGCAGGATACGGTATAACGTTGACCTATAATAAGTTTAACGTTTTGACCTAAATCCTTGTTACCGCCATTCGTGTTGTTCTTAACTCTAATACCTTTTAGGATCCCAGGTACTGGATAATTGTCCAAGGTTAAAACTTCCGCGGTTCCGTTACCTCCAGACCGGATGCTCCAAGTAGGACTGACTCCGTCCTTGATAGGTAGTGTAGCAGTATTTCGAAGTAAGTTTTGTGAACCGACTTGAACATTAGCAAGACGGTCAAACCATTTATACTTAGTTCGGTCGGTACTGTCAGCTTGTGTATAATCGGAGTAATAACCCATATATTGTTGATTACGGTCTTCTAAACTGAACTCACGTGACCCGTCTGCGCTCGATGCGTAAGCTATATGGAAATAATTCGTCTTACCGTCTGCACCTGGCTTCCCTGGTATCCCTTGCGCTCCGTCATTACCCTTCCACTTCGTCCAGCGATAAGCTGCAGGGTCTTTTGAATGTTCTGGATTAAAATCCTGATACTGCCCAATGTAAGCTCGCCCTTGATCCGTGTGACTAAATCCTTCACCATTAGGACTATCCGAGAACGCGATATGGGTATATTGCGAACGCCCATCACGTCCAGTAGGTCCAGGAATACCTTGTAACCCTTGCGGACCTTGTAACCCTTGTAGACCTCTTGGACCCGTTTCGCCGATTTTAGATACGGAATAACCAGTCTCGTTCGTGTTGTCTGTGTACGTCCAAACAGTCTTTGTCCAAAGGAAAAAGCCGGGTTGAACGTTTGGAATGTTCGAAGTCCAGTTCGTTGTAGGTGGAACAGTCCCAGAGGTAGAACCTGCATAGGTAATCGTCGTAGACTTGATCCCAACTCCATCCTTACCCGCTATACCATCACGTCCATTATTTCCGTCGCGTGGAATATAGGTCTTTTGGTAGCCAGTTTCATTAGTGTTGTCCGTGTAGGTCCAAATGGTTCGAGTCCATAGGTACTGACCTTTTATAAGCGCAGGAACTTGACTTGTCCAAGATCCAGGTTGAACAGTATCATTCATACTAATACCGTACATCACTGAAGTATTTTTTAGTCCTAGTCCGTTCTTACCTGGAACTCCATCACGTCCTGGATCTCCTTTAGCTCCGTCCTGTCCATTACGAGATACTGAATATCCCGTTTCGGTAGTTTTGTCCGTATAGCGCCAGGTTGTCTTCGTCCAAAGATAATGTCCTTGAGGGACAGTAGGGACTTGAGTTGACCAACCTCCAGCAGGCGCAATAGTCGCGGAGTTCGAACTTGCGTACATAATTTCAGTAGCAGCTATACCGACTCCGTCTTTACCTGCGATACCGTCTTTACCAGTGTTCCCATCTTGTCCAATATAGGCAACTGAATATCCAGTTTCATGCGCTCCGTCAGTATATCGCCAAAAGGTTTTCGTCCACAAGAAGCGTCCTTTGATTAGTTCAGGAACTTGTTCACTCCAACCACTTTCAGGCTCCTGCGTACCGGAGACGGACACGGCATAGGTAATCGAAGTATCTGCTATACCTACTCCGTTCTTCCCTGCAACTCCGTCCACGCCGTCGCGTCCTGGAGTTCCTTGTTCTCCCTGAGGACCTTCCGGTCCTTGTAACTTAACCCAAGTGAAGTCGTCTGGGACAAGTTCATTAGGGTGTTTGGTTGTCGAAATAACCCCGATATACTTCCCGGATTCGGCGTTGAAGTTAGTTCCTAAGATATCGTCTGCGTACCTAATAACGACATGGGACTCCGTTTCAAGCTCTCCAGCTAATACACCCTCGCCGTCTTCGTTCAGTAAGTCCATCAAGTCCCGTCTTGGATCTTGGAACGTCAAAACAGACTGAGATAGGTCGTCATAGTCGATTTTTCGAGAAGAAATCTTGCGCCATTCGATAACACTATAATGGTCATCGACAATCAATTGAGTGTGATGTAGGTCGGGGATCTTTTTATACAAGACCGCTGAAGCCTCATACCCAATCAAAGGGCGACAGTAAATATCCAAGTAAGCCCTAGCAGCACTCATTAGATTTTCCTTAATCTTAAAACGTTCATCGCTTTTAGACTTTGCAATGTAGCGAGGACGCATTTGACGTGCAGTAAACCACGAGACGTCAATAAGGTAGTCACTTCCGTTATTGATAGAGGCAAAGGTCAAAGGTTCCTGACTTCCTTCCTCCTTTTTACCTGTGAGCTTGTAAGCGGTACAAAGGTTACGGGAGTCCTCTTGTCTCGTCACGTATTTCAAATTCTCCTCAACGACCAACGGAAAATCGACTTTTGACTCCGTGTAGGGTTGTAGAAATACGACTGTTCGAACTATTCGAACTTCTTGCTCTAATAGCTCTTCATAGCCGAACGTGATCTCTAAATTGTATTGCTTTGCTAAATAGCGTAGGTGCCATAGCATGGAGTTTTCTTTAGCCGTAATGCTTCGAACTCTTTTATTAGCTCCGTCTGGTGGACATACTACTTGAACCCATTTACCTGCGTCCTTGATAATGTCCTGCGCTACGGCGCCGACGGTAGTAGCTACATGCTTCAAAGGCTTAGGTAATCCTTCAGCGAGTTCATACCATAGAGCGTAGCAAGTGAACTTGGTTAGTCCTTTGGTATCTTCCACGTCCTGCGCGTACTTAATACGGAACCAACGTCCTCCAAAACTAATAATATTTTCGACTTTTAAATGCTGGTAGATGGAAGATGTTTCAATACTTTCAAAAGAAAATACTTCCTTACCTCGCGCACGGGTTACGATTTCATCTTCGTACATCTTACTGAAGATTTCAACGCTGGCGCCAAGTAGATTGTAGTTTTGATCATAAACATAAACAATATCGTCCGGGATAGGACTCATTATTAAGCCGTTATCTAACATGAAATCTCCTTTCTAATAGTAAGACGGATTGAGGAACATCTCTACCGTTACCGGCAAAGTCGTCGTCCATGCTGCCGTATCGTTTGCGCGATACTGAATTTTAATTGTAGCTTCACCAGTAGGTACTTTGAAAAAAGCTCCTCGTTTGATATACCTAAAGATATTTGTAGCTTGCTGACTCGCGCTGATTTTAATTAGTTCAAAAGTTCCTAAGTTCAACATGACAATTGAGCCGGCTTCCATTAGTACCGAGTTAGTCCCGAACTCTACAAACTGTCCTGAACTTTTTTCCTCGATACGGAAGTATCCGTTCAATTGATTTGCTGCTCGTAGCTCTAATCGAACTTGACGAGTGGGACGTCCAGGGTTAGGAAGTTTATCTCCTCCATCAGCTGCTTTAAAAGTGTAAGGTTTTCGAATGACTGAATTAGTGTACTCGTAACCATCTTTGAACTGAATCGAAATTTTGACAATCAAAGTCGCCTCACCTAAAACAGGAACTTCTGTCAGGGAACCATGTTCGTGTTCTCCTAAAAATTTACCGAATCGATAAAAGTTAGGATCCTCTTTAGTGGACAACTTCCAAAATGATTTCGATCTAATGAACTGTTTAAACTCGCGATATTTTGCGTTTACTTGTTTTTCCGATACGCCTTTGAACATTACAGTGACGCTCCCTGTTAGGCCGGATAGAGCAGTAGACGGAGAATCTAATACTCCGTCTATCCCCTCTGGGTTTTTGAACCCTGAATCCTTAAATCCTGCCAAGGTAAGTCCTGTATAGTCCAGCACGGTCGCTCCTTTAGTAGATAAGTCAATGCCATCTGCTAATAGCGTCTGTCTGTTAGCCATACTAGCCTCCTTATGGTGTTACAATGTTACCAAACCCTGATAGAGTTTCTTTACTTTTATTATACAGTCCTCTTGAGAGTTTGTCAACGTCATCATTGTTTCGAACTACGATTGTTCCAATAGTGATTGAGGTGTGATCCTTACCTCCTGAAGCTCCGCTTCCTTGAGGTTTGTCTGGATCCTTGTCCTTGTTACCGTATAGGTCTACCTCTGGCGTTCTAATAGCGTCTAATACCTTACCGAATCCAGGTTTTGGAAGTTCGTCCGGCATTTCATCTACAATTTGTTCGAAAACGTCTTTGACCTTTTGAACCACTCCATTTTCCTGGATGTTCATCTTCACATTGCTTAGAGCGTCCGTAACGGTTGAAGCCATTTCAATAGCTTTGTCACGTGTCGTTCTAATCATGTTACCGATACCATTTACGAAACCTTGTCCAGTATATACCCCCATTTTTTCCATCACACGAGATGGTGAGTGGATACCTAGGAAGCCTTTGACAGCGTTCAATGCACTTTTAGCCATGTTAGCCGCAGCGTTTACGGCCGAGCTTACCATCGAACCGATACCGTTGATGAATCCTCGAACCAAGTTGACCCCGGCGCTTACCATTTGTCCAGCGAATCCAGTGATACGCGAGATCATGGAGCTACCCATTGAACCAATCTTACCTACTACGGAACCGATCATAGAACCGATACCACTAATAAGGTTTCGAATTAAGTTCGCTCCACCTGATAGCATTTGACCTAAGAAGCTAGCGATCTTACTTACCACTTGACCCATCATAGAGGCGATTGTGGAGACGAGTGACCCTAGTAGGGAGGCGATACCTTGGATCAGTGCTTGTAGCAACTGAACCCCTGCTTGAAGAAGTTTAGGAACATAGTCTACAATGGCTTTGAGTAACGCCATCATAATTTGAATCGCTCCAGCAATAAGTTGAGGAATCACTTGAATAAGTCCTTGAATCAATGCTAGTAGCAACTTAACTCCAGCCTCTAATAATTGAGGAAGGTTTGATAAGATTGAAGTTAGTAGCGTCGTAATAATTTCAATCGCTGTTACAATGAGTTGAGGAATCATTTGAATCAATCCTTGAATTAGTGCCATTAGGATTTGAACCCCTGCCTCTAATATTGGACCGATATTCTCAATTAGAGCGTTCACTAGACCTATGATGATCTGTAGGGCTGCTTCTAGAATCATTGGTAAGGCTTGAATAAGTCCTTGAACTAAACCTGTAATGATTTGTAGAGCCGCCTCTATGATAGCAGGTAGAGCCTGCACCAGACCTTGGATAAGGGCTTGAATAATCTGTATAGCTGCTCCGATGATTGTAGGTAGAGCCTGAATGAGCCCGTTAAATAGCGCCATAATAATCTGTAACGCGGCCTGAATAATTGTAGGTAGGGCTTGAGCAATACCGTTTATCAAAGCCGTTAAGATTTGAACTCCTGCCTGAATAATAGTAGGTAGGATAGTCGATAGCGTATTCACTAGCGTTTCAATTACCTGAGAAATAACTGAGACAACTCCTGGAATAGCATTAGCCATACCTTCAATGAGCTTGATTAGTATCTCAGTTCCTTTTTGAACAAATATAGGTAGGTATTGGTTAATCGCATCCGCTGCACCTTGAATGGTACTTGAAAGATTATCAAATACTTGAGTGATTCCGTCAGCGTTCAATTGACCTGTACGAGCCCACGCAGATAGGAAGGAGACTACAAGACTAATGACAAACCCTAGCGGTCCAGTGATACCTAAGAACGCAAGTCCTACCTTAGTTAGAACAGACACGGCGATTGACATGACTCCTCCGACCTTGCCGAATGCTCCTCCTAACCTCTCTAGGCCATTGCTAATGAAAGAGCCTATCGAAGATCCTGCTTGTCCGATGTTGATTCCGAATTGTTGTAAGACGTTAGCTATTTTCGAACTAATAGCTGATCCGAACTCTTTAGCCTTATCAGCCGCCTTCTGCATCCACTCCCAAAGGACTTTCAGCTTTTCAGCTGTCCATTCAACCGCAATTCCTAGCCCTTTCTTAATCGCCGGAGCTAAAGCATTGATAAAGTTCCGGAACGTCTCTGACTTAGTATAAGCTATCATAAAGACCGCGACGAGAGCGTAGAATGCGGCTATCACCAGGGCTATTGTTCCCATGGTACCCATAAAGGCAGGACCTAAGAACTGCATGGCGATTCGAAGTTTAACCATGGTAGTCATCACCGTACCTGCTATTAGCAGTAGCGGACCAAGTGCTGCTACCATTCCAGCGAAGATGACTACCATCTTTTGACCTACTGGTGACATATTGAGGAAGGCTTCAATCATTTTAGTGATGCCGCCTACAACCTTAGCCAAGGCTGGTTCTAAAATTTGCTGAATGACGATTGCAGCAGATTCGAACGCTCCTCCCATTTGCTCAATCTTACTAGCAAGGTTATCTTGCATAGTCTCTGCCATTTCTTTAGCAGCTCCGTCGGAGTTGATTAAAGCGTTGGTCATTTTATCTAACTTTTCAGGCCCTGCGTCTAATAGTGCAAGCATACCTGATAGAGAGTTTTGACCGTACAAGGTTACCAGGTGTCGGTTTTTCTCTTCTTGAGTAAGTCCAGCGGTAGCCGTTTTCAACTGAGCAAGTTGATCTTTAAGTGGAATCATCTTACCGTTCGCGTCGTAGAATGATACACCTAATTCATCCATAGATTTAACCATGGCCTTAGTAGGTTTAGCTATACGCGAGAGAGCTCCTCTAAGCGTGGTTCCGGCTTGTGAGCCCTTAATACCGGCGTCGGCCATAATACCAATAGATGCAGCCGTTTCTTCTAGGCTCAAGCCCATTGAGTGAGCAACTGGAGCGACATATTTCATCGCCTCTGCCATGTCACTTGTCTCAGCGTTAGTGTCTGCAGCTGCTCGAGCGAATACGTCAGCAACGTGTCCAGCTTTTCCTGCTTCTAGTCCGAACGCACGAAGTGAGCTAGCCATAGCTTCAGAACTTGCGGCTACATCTCCTCCTGAAACGGCAGCGAGGTCAAGTACCCCTGGCATGGCGTCCATGATTTCATTTACCCCGAAACCTGCTGAAGCGAGATTTTCCATACCTTGAGCAGCCTCTTTAGCACTGAAGGCCGTTTTCGCTCCAAGGTCAATCGCTTGACGCTTCATTTGATCCAACTCACCGCCAGTAGCACCTGCGATAGCTTGAACACGAGACATTTGAGCTTGGAACTCATTCCCTACCTTAATGGAAGTTGCAGCTATACCTAAAAGAGGTAACGTTACGGCGGTAGATAATACCTTACCCATGCCTGTCAACGCTGAACCAATTTGGAAGGATTTGGACGTCTCAACTGCTAGTCGTTGAGCTTGGTTCTGTGCCAAGTTCAGTTGATTAGTAAAATTGGAAATGTCTAGCGTCATTTTAGCTGCTATTGATCCAAAATCCATATATCTTCCTTTCTATTCAATAAAAATAGGAGCGACTAAATAAGTCACTCCATTAGCATTTGCAAACCTGGATTCTTTTTCTCGTCTCCAGGGTACCTAGGAGTCTTATCGTCCGCGATGTAACGAATGTAAGCGACTGCCGCAGTATCGAAGCAATAGCGTCCAATTTCTGTGGTCAGTCCTACGACATCACTAGGTCTAATATGAAATTCAGTAGCGACTGCTATGACATTAGACATTTCCTTCGTTTGAACGAAAGGACTCCGCCGAAGCTACCTCACCGTACATGGCGCTGAAGATCGTCATCAACTGATCATCTGTCATATACTCCCCGATTTCTGCGTAAGTAGGTTGAACCAACGCAGCTTCCGCAAAGACACGCAATAACTCGGCCATGTCCTGCAAGCCTGAATCACTTTTGTTCAGTTTTTCCAAGGCTTTACGTTTTTGGTCATCCGTAATCGCGTTCATTGAAAGGTCGTCTTTAACGACTTCTTGAGTTTCCCCAAAAAGTTCAGTGACCTTACCTAAAAGGGTATTAGGAATACGACCGTTCGCGATCAAGTTCATTACCCCAGCCGAGCGAATTTGAACATAAATTGGCTCGGCGCCTTTTCCAAAACCTGGAAGAGGGATAACTTGAAATGATTTTTGACGAAATTGTTCAGCGGTGATAATGTTGTTATTCATAGCAGTACCTTTCTAAATTTATGCGTATTGTGCGACAAGTGTAATATCGCGGTCAGGCATAACACTTGTATCGAAGTTCCACATAGTGGTTTCACCTAGGACTTTCCAGCCTTTGAAGACCTTACCGTCTGTGCGTGTAGGATCTGCTGGTTTAGGTGTTACCTTTTTACCGACTTCTACTTTGACAGAGTTAGCCGTTCCGTTACCGCCAGCTAAATCATACTTCACATTGCGAAGGATAGCAGGGAGTGTAGGAACGTAGTCCATTGACTTAACAGGAAGTCCAGCTTTGGTAGCCTCGCGGGCTTTGATTTTGAACTCAGGTGCATAGAACTCTTTACCAATGTTGAGTCCTGGAGCGCTACCAGTACAGTTGTTCAAAGTGATTTTGACGTAGTTGACGATTGAGTCCCCTACATAGTTAGGCACATAAATATTCATCCTAAATGGCTTCATATTTGTTGCGCCTTGTGCAAGCATCGGTGAGTCATATCCGGCGATAGCTTCGTTCACTTTGCGAACAGTACCCCCTTCAATGAGCGCCATAATTTCAGGGTCAAACGTGTTGTCCTTGAATGTTAGGTCGTAACCATACAAAAGGTCTGGAGTACGCACGATCGCAAGAATACGAGTATCATTGCGCTTGATGTCTTCCGTACCTTCCGAGGTTACTGACTCAAGTTCCGCAGTTTCAGCGGTGTCGACTGTAAACTTAGATCCACCAACTTTTGGTAGTTGAGTGAGTGGGTCAAGTTCTTCGATTTCGACAAACTTAATTCCGTAAAGAATATCCTTACTCATTTATAGATTTCCTCCTTGTGGTATTCTATATTCGATTTCTAGTCTATAACGAGATAACATCGTGTCGAAGTAGTCCCCTGTCTCGGAGTAGGTTACCTCGTAACCCATGTCCTTGATCAGTTGTCGAACTCTTTGACCGTAGTCATCTATCCCTATAATTGAATTAGAGTGGACGTAGATTTGAACCTTCCAGTATGCAAAACTTCCTAGGCGATTTGTAGCACTAGGCATTCGATGACTGAACCTAAGTACGATATAATCATCCGGACGGTCTAATTCATCCTCCGTTTCGCCGAACTGAAGTCCGGGAAGCATTGGCGTAGGAGACAGTTGGTAAGTTGGTAGTATCTCCTTTAGTCTGTCCATCATTGAAGTACGTTTTGTCATTCCATCCTCCTAGCTTACTAATCGTCTTAGAGCCCTAAACAATTCTTCCACATTGTCCTCTATAGACTGTTCTAGTATCTTATACTTGCGCCCGTGCGCTAGTTCCAACCAAAAGCCGTAGCTCATATGGTGTGATACTGCGATCATAATTTGATCCTTACTGACCCATGCGGCTTCCCCTTTCAGTTTTTGCCGGGCGTTACCAGTACGGTCCGTCCAAATCGCGTTAGACTTAGCGTAAGCCTCCATTTTAGTAGAAGCTATCTCACAGATTAGTAAAACGGATACAAGGAACTTGCTTCGGTATTGCTCACAGGACTGAACGAACTCACTAGGATCCCATACAAGATCAGCCATTAGTCCTTTACCTCCAATTTCAGTTCAACTACGATATTTTGCTCTAAAATATTATGGACTTCAACTACTCGATACCGTCTACCTGATTGAATAATCGTAACGGTATCACTAGGAACAATGTTCGAACCTCCGTCATTATACATGATGAAGATTCTAATCCCATTTTGAGCAAAAATTCTACCAGCGTCCGTAGCATTGGACAGTAGGTCAGGTCCGGTTGAATTGTCGAATAGACAAGTGGCGTTTTCTAATACGATTTCCTTTGATTTGTCTCGTTTCTTACCACCGTAACCGTCACTGACCCAGCTATCCCTTGTTACTTTTATCTTAGTAGGTGCAGTCTCAATAGCTCGACGAACTTGTTCTTCGACATAATTGTAGTCATAAGTCATGTTCCGTCCGCCCTTTTCATTAAAATAGTAGACCCTGTACTAGCTGAAAGGTCTTGCTCTTGTTGCTCTGCTTTATACTCATCATAGAAGAACCGAGCCATGTTCTTCCAGTATTCGGCGTCACCTTTCAAAGTAATAGGTCCAAGAGTCACAGCGTCATTGCGCGTTTTAAGAAGACATAATTTATAGCTTACATACGCAACTGACTTGTGACGATCTAAAAGAGCGGAGATGTACGTTTCCGGATATGGATTAGGGGATTGAGTGTTCCCTATATTCTCCATAACCAAGTCAATATCCGCTTTTTCTGCCATGTTACTCTCCTAGTTCGTAGTCAATAAGTGCGTCGATATATTCACTCTTGCGAGTAAGTCCAGTTAGGTCAATACCGTTAGCCTGCGCCAGTTCAGCGAGTTGAGGGACAGTCATTGCGGCATACTCTTGTCGCATTTTTTCAACTTCGTCCTCGTCATCTAAAACTGAACTATCTTTAGTGACGTCCGTACCTTCGGCTTCCTTCAGTTCAAAAGCCAAACCACTTTCGACAAGGGAAGCAGCAAGCGCATCAGGGCAGTGAAATACTGAACCCGTATGCGCTACACTTCCGGAGACAATCAACGTACTCAGTGCTTTTAGTGTAGCCATAAATTACCTCCTAAAATTAGCCTTCGTTGGTTTTGATAACTCCAACATAGTCGATTCCTTCGAATGATGGAATCATTACCGCAGAAACAACGGTCACCACGTTCACTGGATGTTTTTCCATGTAAGTAGTGACGGTAGGTCCACCTGAAAGAACTTGAACCTGCGCATCTGTTCCACCTGATGCCAAGTCGAACGCTTCAGGAGTAGTTCCGTACCAAGTGTGACCAACTGGGTCTGGTGGAAGTAGGACAACGATGTTATCGTCAATCAAGTTGAACTGACGAATGTTACCTGAGTCAGGAAGTTTGTCAGCGTCAGCGAATTGAGCAATTTTCTTAGAGTACACAGCAATTTGAAGTTGAGTCTTCTCAGCAATGAATTTTTCAGCGTCAGCTGCTAATAGCATGAAGTTTTCCCATGACCCTTGAACACCAATTGCAAGAGCTTTCTTAATAGAGTCACTCTTCGTCATGTTGTTGTAAGTGTTACGGTTCATAATCATACGAGTAGGTCGAACCCCTGTACGATTTTCCATGTCGTCCATAGCCGCCAAAATGTCCGCGATAGGGTCTGAGGTAGTACGGTCAGTCCATTTCTTCGCTGCGGTGTATTGTTGTTTAGCATCCATATTATAATCATATGTATATTGAGCTTCACTGTTGGTAGATTTAACTGTGAATTTACCGTACTGAAGCAACTGCATCCGCATGTATTCAGCTTGCGCTTCTACACCGTCGACAAGGTTTTTAGTGTCATTGTATAGCTGAGTGATGATTGGTTGAGCCATTCCTTGGCTTTGAGCCAATAACAATTGAAGTTGCTGGCGGTCTTTTTCACCCAAGCGCATTGATTCACGGAAGAACGCCATTTCAGTAGCTTGTTTGCTAAATCCAGCACGTTCACGGATGCTAGCCTTAGCATCGTAGTTCGATGGTTGAATCGTTACTGGAAGGTTATTAGCACCTTTTAGCCAAGAGATGTCCGTCCCTGCTTGTTGCGCATTAGGGAAAAGTGAAGGACCAAGGTATGGAAGAGCGTTCGAAGGTAGCGCTTGGATGTAAGCAGCGACCTCACTAGCATTTAGGTAATCATAAATATTCATCTAATACTTCCTCCTATTTTACTACCAAAATCATTGGGTTTTTATTTTCAGGGACTGCGCCTGCAACCTTTTGAAGTGCTGCATATTTAACAAATCCATGAACAAGAACAGTGACAGTGACTTTATCTTCACCGTCGTAAACACGTTGATCCGCAAAGATAACTCCATCAAATTGTTCACCAGTTTGAACCACTTCAAGTCCAGTCTTGCGACCGTCGAGTGTAGTTGCGTTCTTCACGCAGGTTCCGGCTAAAATATACTTCTTACCGCCTACGTCAGTAGCAGCAGTAGCAGGGATTTGAGCACTTAGGGCGACATAATGGTCTGGGATTGCGACAACGCTTCGAGTAGTTTGATTGAAATCAGTTTTCTTAACTCGTACATTAGGCATAGCCTTTTCCTCCTATTATTTAAAGAATGTTGCTTGTTGCTGACCAGTAGCACTTTGTGATTGAGCTAATGATTCAGCGAGTTGCTTACCAAAGGCACCTACTTCACGTGGTTCCGGAACTCCTGCGCCTACGCGACCTGAGTTACCGGGGTTACCTGTTCCGGAAGCTCCTTTGTGAGAAGATTCAGGTTTAGGGTTGTCCTCGTCTTTAGGATTTTCTTTGAATAAGTATTTACGAGACTCACGCAAAGACTTCAACTGATCTTCTAAACCTTTGACGTTACCTTTGTCGTCGACCGTGATATCGTCTAGGTTCATAAATCCAAGAATGTCCGCTGCGGGAGCAATGGAATCAGTAATCAAAGGATGTAGAGCTGAGATAACTGAAGCACTTTTAGCTATTTGAGTTTGGTTGTCTAATTGACTTTGTAGGTTTTGAATTGTAGCCTGCGCATCACTACCATCTTCGACCTGCTTGGACAATGTAGCCACTTCCTTCTTATAGCCTTCAATCGAATTGTTCGCTTGATCGCGTTGTTGAACAACTTCATCGAATCGTGCGTGAGGTACATAGTGCTGACCGTCACCGTCGATGAAAACTTTCGCGTCCAATTCTTTAGACTTAGCCTTCACATGCTCTGTGACATTTTTGATTGTTGGTTCATCTAGACCTTTTAAAAGATCTTCTAATTGATAAGCCATTTGATATCCTCCTTGAGTTTACGCCCTCCGGCTGAATCTTCTGTTTCGATTTAATTGGAACAGTGAAACCAATTTCGAGTCATTAAGGCGACAAGGTTCCTTTTCAACTTATATTATAACACAATTCGATATCTTTTTACTACTTTTCGAAGGAGTTGAGCCTTAGACAAATTATAGACAAAAAGACTCGGTTATCACCGAGCCTAGTAGCTTTTAACAAAGTCGAGATCGCTATATTTTTCGACTTTTCCTGAGGTTAAATCGTCGTACCAAGCGTCTAATACATCATTAGTTTCACCGTCTACCCAACCTCTCAACTCGTCCGCGATTTCTTCTAATGAGTTTTCGTACCATATAGTTTGATAGCACATTCCATTAGGATGGTCGAAAGGACATTCTTCAATAGGAAATACTTCGCCATCTAAATCTCGACAAGCCTGACAAGTTCGACCTGGTGCGTGTACTGAGTGCCATTGAACTTTTCGAGCATAAGGGTTGACTTTTCCCCATTGTCGAACTCCAGCAGTAGCTGAGTGGCTAATAGTAGTTCGAGCAAGTCGAAGAGCATTGTATTCGAGGTTTTCATATTTTCGAGCAGTTGTTCGACCTAGTTTCTCAGCAATTTGTTCGAAGTCCCACTCTTTTCGAGCTTTCGGGTCAATGTACTGTTCTAATAGCTTCGCCATGTCGACTGCAGACATTCCACTTGCCAGACCTTGAGTAACTATTTGTTGAACGTCATTTCCTGCGCGTGCTGCATTAGACCATACCCGTTTAGATAAGTTCTTTCCGTCTTTGTAGATTCCACCTTTAGTAACAGCCTCAGCGGCTTTACGGGAAAAGACTAATGACGCTGAACGAACTTCTTTTCCAAAGTCTTTAGCAGTAGCATTTCCATCTCCGCCTAAAATATCTAATAGGTGTAGAACTTGTCCATCTACAGCATTCTCAGCAGCCTTTTGGGAGTATTCGTGCATAACGTGAACTAGAACCCTATGAAGGTCGTAAGCGTAGTCTTTATAGATCCGTTTAGGTAAGTATCCATTTCGAGACTTTTTGAGTTTTTCTATTAAGTCTACGCCAGCATCATTGAACGCTTTTAAAACGGCCTTCTCTTGTTCAAGTGTCAATTTAATGTTGGTCTCATGTATAGCTTTTTCCCAACTACTGAGATACCCATTCTTTTTCTTTTTGCTCAATGTTCAGCTCCTTTTTCAATTTAGCAGTAAGGCCTGAAATTTTATGCCCAGCGTTCTCGTCCTTTATTCGATAATCGTGGTAAAGGTTTTGGTTCATTGCTGCTCCCTTACCTAATTCCTTCTTCATCTTCGAACGACACTCATTTCTAAATCGAATAAGTTTTTCGATTTCTTTATCGCCGACATAGGTAGTGAACCTATAATGGCACTTAGGACATTCGAAGAATCTCCACTCTACGCCTTTTTCGATATGTTTCGAAATAATTTGCTTAGAAGATAGTTCGAACTTATGCTCACAGTGGTCACAGTTTACGTCAAAGACTGTTTTAGACTCCACCTTTGGCTTGTTGCTCTTGTTGTTCTGGCGTACTTGGTTCTTCAATTGTTTCTTCTTGTTCTTCATCTTTAGGTTCCTCTTGTCCGTTTAATTCTTCTGCTAATACAGGTAGCGCCCCTGCGGAAATTTCATCAAGTTGCGCAAGTTCCTGCAATACACGTTCCCACTCTTTGTCCGCTTTTTCTTTCTTACTGAACTCTTCAATGTAAGATTGGTGACTTCGTACATTAGTTTGAACTTCAGTGAGAGCAGTTTGTTTGGCTGCTTGTTCGTCACTCGGTAATGGGTAATGGTGGTCAATAGTCAATGTCGTAAGGGTTTGATAGCTTGATTGTATGTCTTGTGGTAATAGACCTAGATCTACTCCTACCTTACCTAGTATTTCTTCTAATAGGTTAATGAGCCATTGAATAGCGTCATCCCATTCTGCCCACTTGTCATCACACTTACTCATTAGGTCATAGAATAAGTATTGCATAGCAATTCCAGACGGCGCATCTTGTACCTTTTCAGGTAGTGGCTGGTCCATGAGTTCATACATGGCTTTTTTTGCTCCATCTAAATAGTATTGGGCAGTAGGTAGGAAGTTGAAGTTTCCTGAAATAGTAGTAACTTGAGCCTGCTTTCCTCCAGTACCGCCAATTGAAGAAGTAGGGTCACTCTTAATGTCGACAAGAGCGTTAGGTGCAATCTTCATTCCTTGAATTGATTTAGAAGATCCGTCAATAATGACAGGTTGTTCGAACATCTTAAATCGAAGTGAATCGCGCATGTCACTAATAGTTCGGTTCGTATTGTCCGCGATAGTGATTAAGTCTTTGACGTCACTTGTACCATATACGTCATTAGTCAATGGTTCATTGAGGATGACCTTACAAGGGATTTGACTCAATCCAGTAGGTGCTGAATCTTGGACTTTTAATGGAACCTCAACCTTATTACCTAAATTGTCTTCGATTTCAATTAGTTTAGCGTCTTTTTCTTTGATTGTAGTTTGCCCATCTTCCGTCATGTAAATTTGGTTCGAAGTTCCGTCGGTCAAAGTGTAGGTGAGCCAGCATTGCTCTTCAACATCTTCCAGCGCAGTGGTGATACCTGAGTTCGAACTTCCCGATTTCATCTCGTAACGGTAGTGATGCCATAATTGTTTTTCAGTGGACATCCCTTTCGTACGTTCGTCTTGATACACAATGTCGACGGACAGTAGGCGAGAAGGATCTTTAGGATCTACAATGTAAGAAAATTGCGGCATTGAATAGAACTGAACATCAATCGGTTCGCCAGGGTTTGCTATAACGGATAATAGCACTCGCTTGCCGACTGTTGCATCTACCAATGCTCGTTTACACTTACTCCAAAACTTTGAGTGTCCTAAAATATGGTCGAACAAAATACGCTTATTCTCCGCCTTATCATCTTCCTTATCCACAATGGGGTTGAAGATTAGTTCAGGCTCCGTTCCCATCATAAATCGCGCTTGCTTTTTAATAAGGGATCGAATATAATTTCGAATTTCGCGGGTAGGTGTATAGTCCAATGAGTCTTCTTTGATCTTCCATGTTTGACCATAGTCCGCATTCAGCTCCGTGACATCGTATCCGTCGAAGTATTGATAATACTTTTCGACCTCCTGTAGTTCCTTTTTGAACTTCTGATTTTGCGCCAACGGACTGTCGAATGCCTGACTGACAAGTTCGTCGGTGTGGGAAATAGCTTTTGATTTTTTAGCCATGTAGTTTACCTCCTATAATGTATTATACACTATTTTGACTAATATTGTTTACCTTAATTATCGCGCACCTTTACCTGATAACACTTGTATTTCGAACCCAAAGTCGTCATTGATAATGGCGTCAGTCAAACAGGCGTAGCGGTTACGGTCCATGCAGTGGTCATATTCCTTGACAACTCTATCCTCCCCTAGCTGGCTTGCTTTACTGTCCCAGCTATAGGCGTAATATTCATCAATGTCGTGCGTGTTGCTAGGGTCGAGTGTAAATCTATTTTCAGTTAGTAACTCAGCATGAAATGAGATACCTAAATTGACATCATTTCGAGCGGGCAGGATAGGAATATTCTTTCTTACTATATAAGGATGCTTTTGAAGTTCTACAATCATAGCTGAAGCGGAAGGGTCGAGGATTATATATTCGATTTGTTTCCCCCGTATCATGTCGACTAAGTCATTTGCGTATTCTTTAGTAGTCTTTTGAAGTATTGATCCAAATTGAACATTCGAATTGACATCAGCCTCAGTAAGTTGTTCCTCAGCCTCACGCCCGGAGTGGTAGTAAGATTCAATTAGATGATAACTTTTTCGACGTTTCGAGAATCCATAAAGGCCAAAGGTTGTAGCATTGTAGATACCAAAGTCGCCCGCTACAAATAAACGGTCGAATTCTATATTGAGCTTTTTAACGTGCTGCTCTTCATTGAACATTGAATAAACTAGACCATCTGCTGTTACCCAAAGGCCGAGAATAAATCTTTTCCGGAAAACTCCGGCATACATCTTCTCATAGCGCCTTTTAATACTATCAGTCAAGCTAGGATTATCATCCATTGTGAAATGTAGGTATAGGATACGCTTTTCGACCTGTTTATCAATCCAGTTCTTTTTGAAGTAGTGATTAGGATTTGCAGGGTTACAAGAGAACCACATTTTCGAACCTGTTACGGAACAGCGCCCTGTGGCTTGGTTGACAAAGGATTCAGGCATCAGTGCCACCTCGTCACAGAAGATACCTGCTAATGTTACCCCCTGGATAAGGTCTTGGCTCGACTCATCTTTTCCTCCAAATATATAGAAGTAGTTGAGAATTTCTTCGCCATTTCTAAAGTGTCTAATAATAAGTAGATTTTCATTTCGAACATCTCGAATTTCATACCCGCGACTTGTGAGCATTTGCTTTAGAGGCTGAATAACATTTCGTCGAGCTGAATGAATTGTCTTACCACAGATGGCAAAGTTTTGCCCATTGAACTCAGTCATCGCCCAAAGGGAAAATGAAAGAGCCATCGATACTGTCTTTCCTGAACGAATGGACCCGTCGGCTATGACAATATCGAAAGTTCGAAAAGGTGAGCCCTTTGTCCACCATGTTAGGAGTTGAAGTTGCTTCTTACTAAAAGGAACGAAATTAAACTTTGGCAGTCTATTCCTTAGGCTTATTGTCATTATCAGTCACTCCTTTAATGTAGGAACCTGTCACGTCGCTAAATTCTTGCCAAACAGCCTGGGCGGCTTTATCTAGTGCTTCTACGAAATTATCCTTAACTTCACCTTCCACTTCCTGGTCGCCCATTTTGGCTCTAAGCAATGTAATTTTCTCGCGCTCAATTTGTAGTCTATATCGAACTTCCTCAGGTAGCATTCCATTAGCACGTTCTTGACCTTTTTGCGCTCTGTCTATAAGGTTCGAAAGTACATCTAAGGCGCCCCATCTAATATTTCCTTCTTTAGTAAATAAATACCGGTCAGGATTATCTAAACACATTTCGACGATGTTCATTAGTTTTTCCCAGGCGGCGTGATATTTAATATTGACTGATACTTTAAACCCTGCATACATTTGAGTCAAAGTGTCATTAGTGATTAAGGCTTTTTCATTCTCGAACTCTTTTTTAGCCTTGACCCATTTATCGCGAGCTCTAATTTCACCTACACGTTTTTCCGCCATGCCATAACGGGCAGCAATTTCCTGAACAGTCATGCCCCTAATAAACTCTAATTTCATTCTAGCATCACGTTCCTTAATTGTCATCTTAATGCCTTTATAGTCATATTCTATATATTGGTCTTTATTGACACGCGCATTTGCTTTCACGCCTTTCTTGTCTTTTGACCTAGGTGGCGTCTTCCTTCCTCGAACTTTTGGTCCAGCAGCTTTTGCCATTTATTGACCCTCCTTTATTTAATTGCGTTTACATTGTAACAAATTTGCGCGTGACTTACAATTGATTGAATTTATAGTCCTATAATGAAAAATATAGTGATTTTTAAATTTAAAAGGTTCGACTTTATATTCAAAAATAGGTGCTCGATTATTCGAATTTTTCGAATGTTTGAGGTTTTCGAAGTCCCTGAGTTTTTCGAGTATTCTCGACTTTTCGAACCGGTTCGACTTTTCGAGAAATTGAACTTTTCGACCCCTTTTTATGCTCGACTTTTCGAGTATTCCTGAACTTTTCGAACGTTTTTTTGAGGTCGATTATTCGAGTATTCTCGACTTTTCGAATGCTATTTCAGTTAGTCTCGAAAAGTTCAAACCTACTAATTTCACGGTATTTGAGAGCATTTTTAGATCTTGTTTGTGGAAGTGCTTTTACTTGTCTTTAACCTGTCTATTTGGTATCTTTCGATAGTTCATTCGAAAGTTTGCTAAATGCTTATCTAATAAGTGTTTTGCGTGTATTATTGTTTATAGAATTGTTTATTATTGATAAAGGTCTCGACTTTTATTGGGCGCCTTATTTTTGATTTTACTTACAGACTCAAGAGGTTAGAGGTATTTTGGGCGCCTTTATTTTTAGGGCCTTATTAAGTCCTTTTCTAATACTTAATTGGCTATAAATTAGGCTAAAATAGTGGTGAATTGAGGTGTATTTATGTCGCCCGTTTTTAAAGTTTAAAAATATTTTAAAAAAGTTCAACTTTTTTATAAAAAATGCTTGACTTTATTATTTCATTATCGTATAATAATAGTATAAAGAAAAACAAATAAAGGAGTAACGAATATGAAATTCGAACAACTTAAAAACGCACTTACTAATGAATACCTAATGGTAACAAACAAAGATCAAGCTGAAGTTTTAGGCTCAGGAAACATCGAAAACATTCTCAACGGTTCAAACTTTTCTCTTGCTTTAGCTCAAGCAACAGTCCTTCAAATGGAAAAACTCAGCGATGAGGAAGCTATTGAATGGGACTTGGAAGATAAAACTGCTTCTATTTATGTAGTGACTCTAGATATGTAAGGAAGTAACTAATGAAACTTTATCACGCCACTGATTTTGATAATCTTGGTAAAATTCTAGCTGAGGGCTTGAAGCCTTCAGCTGGAGTTATTTACCTAGCAGAAAGTTATGAAAAGGCTCTAGCCTTTTTATCGCTTCGAAATATTGATACTATTGTAGTGCTCGAACTTGAAATTGATATTGAACAATGTACTGAAAGTTTCGACCATAATGAAAGAATGTTTTGTGACTTATCTCATTTCGACAATTGTCGCGCTTGGACTTATGACAAGACCATTGAAGTAGACGACATTAACTTTTCGAAAGCTCGAAAATATGATAGAAAGTGACTAACATGAATAACGAAAAAATTATCGAAAAAATTAAAAATCTTATTCAATTAGCAAATGACAACCCGAATGACGAAGAAGGGCAGTTTGCCCTTCTTCTTGCTCAAAGGTTGATGCTAAAGAATAATATCGCACTCGCTCAGGTTGAACAATTTGATGAACCTGAAAAGTTCGAAACTTCTTCCACCATTGGAAAAGAAGCAAGTCGAATCCTTTGGTGGGAAAAGGAACTAGGGTACACGCTCGCAGCTAACTTTAGATGCTTTTGCATCAATCAGCGCGATATGGCTCTGAATAAAAGTCGAATAATTTTCTTTGGTGAAAAACAAGACGCCGAATTGGTGTCTAAAATATACGAGTCCGCTTTGCTTTATCTTCGTTACAGACTTGACCGACTTCCTTCGCGTGAACCTTCGTACAAGAACTCTTATCTTCTAGGATTTTTAGTAGCTTTAGACACGCGCTTCAAAAAGCAAGTAGAAGAATACTCACTTATGGTCTTACCTAGTGAAGAGACTAAGAATGCGCTTAGGGATACATTTCAAAATCTAAAGCAAGATAAAGTTGAAGTACCTAAAAACGACTTCAATTTAGAAGCATATACGGAAGGAAAATTTCAGGGCGAAAATGCAAAAATAATGCCCGATGAAATTTTGGAAGGTGGTAACTAGAATGAAATTCGAAGTTTATTCTGCGCGACTATTTGACGAAGAGGCGACATATGATAGGTATCGTGAAGCACTAGAGAAAGTTGGAAATGTCGCTTACTTTTGCGAAATTGAATCAGGTAATCTAGTAATTGAACTCGAACTGAACAGCATAGACGACCTAATCGCGCTTTCAAATGTAGTTGGAAAAGGACTAAAATTATCGCGACCTTATAGAGAAGATAAGCCTTTTCAATTATGGATTGTTGATGGGTACATGGAATAAGGTGAAACTATGGAAAATAAATGGAAAGTTATCCATTTTCAAAACTCATGTATTAAACAAGTAGACGATAAGAAACGAAGGCTCCTTTTTGAGGTGCCCGGAACTCCTTATCGTCTAAGAGTTTGGGTGAAAATGAGCTTAGTTAAAATTGAAACACGCGCAGGAAATGGCTTCTATAAGGAACTGGTATATCAGGACGATTTTGTATTTTATGGTAAAGAGTTGATTGGTGGATATTTAATTGACGCGACCATAACTGGCAAATCTTTAGCGGAATACTGCAAGCACATGGACCGACATGTTGTTGAAACTATTAAACGACGCGAAACTGCTGAACTTAATAGATTGAAAAAACAAGACCAACAGAAATGGAGATACTAATGGCAAAAAATAAGAAAAGAAAAAAGGTCAACATGAAAAGGAGAATGCTCATTCCTACTAACCTTTCAACAAAAGTAAATGTCAATAGGATTGAATATCGAAAGGTTCTTGTTAAGTGGCTTCCTAATACGGACGAAATTCAAGTTTATTTCGACCTTTACCTAAATAAGAAAAGGCTTACAATGTTAGGGACAATTGACCCAGACAAAAGTTACTTCGAAGGAATTAGAATTGCTTGTAAAAAACCTGAGCCCTGGATGACCGTGAAAGAGCTTCAAATTGCGCGTGCAGACGCTCCAGGTTTTTTTGCAGTGCTAAAAGCATATTGTCATACGGTCGGGGATGTACTAGATAATGGAGCAGCACCTGATGAAATTGTTCCGGGTATTATGTATAATGAAGGTCAATTATTTAAAGACAGTGAAATTGTCAGCCTTTTCAAATACGACGTAGAAGAGCCTTACGAGTTTCCAAAAGACGTTCCAATAACTATTGACAATTTCGAGCAATTTATTATGTCTAGTCAACATACTCGAACCATAGTGCTTCAACATGCTAATATAGGCGAGTTTTCAAAATACTGGAAAAAATGGCAAACGGTAATTGAACTCCTTATCGGCTACGCTAAAGACAATGGATTTAAAGTCGACCAAGAAGTATGGGACTTTTCAAAAGGCTCCAAGGCTGGAAAAATTGCACGTCGAAAAGGATATGAAGCTATTCAACATGCCTTTCAAGAAATCAATAAATAACGAAGCTTCGGATCGTTATTTTTTTTTTCAAAAAAAATTAAAAAAAGTTCAACTTTTTTATAAAAAGTGCTTGACTTTATTCACTCATTATCGTATAATAAATACATAAAGTAAAACAAATAAAGGAGGAGCTGGAAATGAAAACAGTTCAACAAACAATCAAACAATTTGGAGATGAATGGTGGTACGAAATTATCGATACAAATAACGAACTGCTAAACGAAGGACGTATTGAAGACATGGGACCATATATGGACAAGATGGTTGACCAAGTTAAGTTCATCAACTTCGGAGACATTGAATGTCAAATCATTAAACTTTACCTCGCGTAGATAGTAGGGCGAACTTTTCGTCCTACTATTATAGTAGGTTAGATAGATAAAGGAGTAATATCAATGAAAACAATTAAAGACGAAAGACATGTATTCAAACAAGTTAAAACTATTCCAAGCGGGTATCGTGTATGGAACATTCCTTCAATTGGCGAAGGTTGTGTTCCTTTATATCTCCCTTTAGATGAAATAACTGTAGACGCTTCAACTTTGTGCTACCTACAACTTACTGAACAGGAGGCTAAGGTTTTGCACAGCGCCGCAAGTTACGGAATTCGTACTCTAGCGGACGTTCGTAAGGCGTTAGCAAGTAACCGAAAAGGACCTACAACGGAACGTCGCAAACGCCTTGCGCAACCAGCTTTGCCAATTTTTGAAAAGTACACAAAGGAGGGCTAAAATGTTCCTCCTTCGATTTTTAGTTTCAATACTGTTAAAAGTAGTCAAATGGCTACAAGAACTCACTGACCAAAGTGGACTATATTAAGGAAAAGAAAAAATGAAAGTATATATCAACAACCATGACGATCTTGATTTTCTGCAAAACTAAAAGGCCTATAATTTAGGTCTTTTTATTTTATAAAAAGTTGAACTTTTTATAAAAAATGCTTGACTTTATTCGTTTATTATCGTATAATGTAACTATAAAGAAAAACAAATAAAGGAGCAAATAAAATGATTAGATGGACAGGAAAATCAACTTCAGGAACATGGAGAAGAGAAGTAGAAGCTGAGTCAATGATTGACCTTATGGAGAAGCTAATTGACTTGGACATTATTCCAGCTTATTGGGATTTTGAGGAACGTTTATTCGGTTACTTAGCTGACTCAAGTGAAGAGCTAGAAGAGTTCAAAACTAAATACAACGAACTAAAAGAAGAAGAATTGTTCGAGGAAGCCGACGGCTTGTTCAACGAATTCGATTGGGCTAATGTATTTCGTAACATGGATCCAAAAGATATCCAAACAAGCATTTCACTATGTGATAGCCAAGCGTACTATCAAACATTCGAAATTCTATAAGAGGAGGAAATTAACATGGCTAAACCACAACTACAACCGAAGAATACTCTCATTATGAGATTCCATCAGGCGGACGCAGTCCATCCCGAAAATGGCGAGAAGATCAACATCTCGTTTGCAGGTGTTACAACTGTTATTGAATACAAAGGTCGATTAGTTACTTGGGACATTCAGGAAATGTTAAACGAAGCGATTGAGCTAATTGAAAAGGAAGAGGAAAACTAGGAGATTATCAATGGAAGATAGATACAACATTGAACCGGCGGACATACTGAACTATATTGGTATCACTAATACAAAGGATCCAGACTTTTATGATTGCTTATTAGCTCGTCTAGTAAGCTCCTACACTAAAAAGGAACTTGCGTATAAAGGATTATCCTTCGGCGACTTCCTTGCGGAACTTCAAAGTCAATCACTTGCTTATCTAGGAAATTAAAAAAGACCTATTCATTTAGGTCTTTTATTTTTGCGATTGTAGTTTAGTGAGGTAGTTAGCTAAATCTAGCGCTTCCTCTTTAGCGTGTTGCAGGAAGTCATCTGCGTTGTTATCCGCTAATGTAGTTCCGTACTTGCTTACACCTACAACACTACGAGATATGAGCTCTAGTGCGGTATGTAATACAATAGGATCTAATCCTGTCACGTCTATATAATCACGTGTATCCAAGCACTTGTCCGAGGTTACTACACCTCCATCAGGTGCAATGAAATAAACTTTACTCATTTCTATCCTCCATCATTCGTTTAAATTGTTTAATAGGCATTGCTATATATTGCTCTTCTCCGTCACCAAAGTCGAAAGCGATAGCAGAATAGTCGAGTTTTTGAGCGAACCTTTCTTGTTCATTTTTAATAAACCACTCCTTTTTCAGGCTTATTGACCTTTGAGGTTTCATAACGGTCTTACACTCTATGAGCATTGAGTCAGTTACGACGTCACCTTTGTAGTAGTCTGTCGCTCCAGAATTTGGTTGTACTTTGCCTCCCATTTGCCTAGCAACTGCTTTCTCTTGTTTAGCACTTACTCTGCGCGTGGGAATCGGCTTATTTTCACGCTGTCTCATGGCAGGTAGATAAGCAGAAAGAGATTGACGTAAAACGCGAGAGAGCTAACGAGAGCCCCTAAAAACAGGGCGATAGGGCTTCGGTTGTCTTCTCGTTTGCCAATTACCAGATATGTCATTGCAGTAGTTAGGCAAAAAGCCGAAAGAACGAAGACACTAACTAGGATAATTTTTACTATAAAGTTCATCAAGTTTCTCCTTTATTTCAAGTCCGTGTTTAGACCGAATGATATTATTACCGTCTAAAATCTCTTCAAGTGTTTCAACTGCCTTGTCGCGAAGTTGATGCACCCATGTATAGTGATATCCGATTTCAACTGCTGCATTAGTGATAGGAACGTCATCTAGAACGCATAACTTCAGGACGTTTCGTTGGCTTTCCGGAAAGCATTCTACAAGGTTGTCAATGTAGCCAACAAAGACTTCAAGATTGTCAAGCTCTTCGCCGTTATCCTTAACAGCAAGCAGGAAATTGATTCGAGCTCTTGCACGTTGATAATCTTCCCGAAGTTCGACAATTCGTTTATTTAACTGTTTTCGTTGTTCGTTCATGCTATAGGCTCCTCGTATTTAATAGTCTCGCACGTTGCGTTGACATATACAATATTATCTAAGCGCAATAAGATGTCAGTAGCAATAACGTCACCATTGATGTCTGAGTTGTAAGGTGTTAGCCTTAGACATTTTTGATTATAAAATTCAGGGTCATCAATGTAACCCTGAATATCTTCGACTGCGTCGTCGTAATCGTCAATGGTGTCGAATAAAGCTGCTACTTCTAAATGGGCGCCGTTACTATAAATGACTTGAAATAGCGTCTTTATTCGTTCCATTATAATACTCCTACATCCATCAGCTGCTCTGCAAGTTTACTTACTTTTTCGTCAGTTTCAATGAGACCTAAAATGACATCTTTTAAATCTTCAGCCTTTTCCTTTTTGCAAGCCTCTTCAACGGCTTCACGAAATGCTTCAAATCGAGCGTTTACGATACATAGTTTCTTGCTCAAATCCTCTGCGTGAGAAACGGGAAGAGCCATAACTGAAGCGACTAAAAGACTGTCACGGTCTTTCTTTTCTACTGCTCGATTGCTAATAGCTGCTGCCGTGTCGCGAATTTCCTTGTAAGTAAACGAAGCGTCGACATATCCACTTTCATCTGCATTATAGATTCTAGTATTGAATTTTTCGTTTTGACAATTTTCGCACATTTTATTTTGACCTTTCTTTTAAGGGCGAGGGCGACGAGAAGGCGCTGGAGTTTTTCGAGTAGGTTTTGCAACTGCTTTAGGTTTCTGCGTCCGTTTGATGTACTCAGCTTCAGTAATTGGTTCCCAAGTTTCTTCATCATATTCTTCAGGCAAGCGTTCGCCTTTTGCTAGCTTGTAAACCTTTCCTTCAAGTTCGTAGAAGAAGTCTTCTTCTAATACAGGACACATTGCATCCATGTATTCTTCTTCGTCTACAAGAATGTCGCTGTCGTCGTCAGGCTCGTTTTCTTCCTTCTTGTAGTAAACATCTGCGACTTGACTATAGAAGTAGTAGACGACACGAACATGTCCAGCAGGTGCTACCACGTTGTCATCGACTTCTTCTACTTTAGGTTCTGGTTCAGGTTCTTCTGCCTTTTCAGCTTTTTTAGGCATACGAATTTTAGAAGATTTCTTAGGCTGCTCTTCTACCACTTCTTCGTTTGGAGCGGATTTTCGACGTCGAGTGATTCCAGCCTTAGGTTCTTCATTAGCTTCCTCAACTACCTCTTCCTTAGGCGCAGGCTTCTTACGTGAAGTCTTTTTAGGCTTTTCTTCAACAAATTCTTCATGCCCAACTTCAGGATCAGCTTCAGGATCAGTTTCAGTTTGAGCGTATTCGAAATTCTCATTTTCGATGACGTAAGTGGCTGCCATGTCTGCGCGATGAATCAGGAAAGCAAGTGGATTAGTCTCAAAGGCTGCTCCGCATCCATTCAAATTTGCATAAGGACTAATATCATAGGCTCCCATATGCCAGAAAATTGCTTGCGCTTCCATTGTAGTAAGGTGAATGAATCGTTGAAGAAGGAAATTAGATTTCGCTCCGTGCCCCATTGTAAGTTGTTCAGGATCGTATTCATATGCTAAATAGCTTTCCCACTGACCGTCAGCGTCCTTACGCCATTTTTCAGTTTCGCGATATTGACCTACTTTGCAAAGGTCGTGGAATAGTGCTACAATTGCAACTGACTCCATCGGATATAGATCTTCCCAGCCCTTTCCTACTACGGTATCAAGTTCGAAAAGCATTTGATTGAACACATTTAATGAATGCTCAACAAGTCCGCCTTCGTAGCTTCCGTGGTATCGAGTGCTTGCAGGGCTCGTGAAGAAGTTAGTTTCATTTTCGAGCCACTCCATAAGGTTGTCAATTCCGTCACGATCAATTGTTTCTGTTACTGCTTTCTTGAAGCGTTTTTTAAAGTCTGTCATAGTAGACTCCTTTCATTTTCTATAATATAACTGATTGAAGTATCTGTTCCGTACTTCTTTTTTAAATACTCGAGAAATTCAATATTCCCGACCATAACTACTCTTACCTTTTGCGGGCTATTTACCGCAACTTTTGTCATAGGCTGTCCTCCTTTGCTTATACTGTACTATACACAGATTTCAGCCTATTTGTTAAGTAAGTGAAAAAATTTTATACAAAGAAATGTAGACAGCTGAACTCTCTGTGTACCGACCATTCTTAATTCCTTCAATTGCTTGGCCTAATATGCTCATGCCTTCGAAAGCCGAGTCTAATTTGTATTGAAAGTTATATACAATCTTATTGATTAAGAACTGCTTAATTCCCAAATTAGATTCTTTAGGCTCGTCTGCTCCTAATACAAGACAGGCGTTATTGAAGTTTTGATAAAGCAAGGTAAGCAACCCAATAGGACTTTCACCTTTTGCCAAAAGTTCAGTGACTTTTATAATTGCCTGCTCCGGCCTATATTCAAGTACATCATCGACTAGGCTGAAAATATCAATTTCTGTCTTGTGCTTGACAATAGATTCAACTACTGATGCGTCGACATTTTTCAATCGCGACAGCTTGTCAAGTTCATTGTCAATTCTAGAATAGTCATTTAGACAGAACTGAATAACCATGTCAATCATGTTCCTGTCAACAGTCGAGTATTTAGACACAAAGTGCCTTTTCAACTGCGCGTCAGTCATTTTCTCAAACTCAACACAATTATCAGGAAAGGCTTTTAGCAACTTGCTTCGCTTGTCAATTTTAGTTACCATCAAAACAAGTGTCCCATATCGAACATCTGGAAGTCGTTTCCATCTCGCCTCATTAGCAAGGAACTCCTTGTCATCCCTAACAGCAAATATTCTATGATTTGAGACAAGGCCTTTTTGAGTAAGAGTCTTCCATACAGTAGACACCAACTGCTCTCGAACTACGTTGCCCATTTGATTGAGATATACGTTCATAAGGCCAATTTCTTCGCCATAAAGAATATAAAATGGCTTCAAATTATTAGTTCGAATGTCTTTTTGAAAAGATACTAAATCACTCAACTTTAATCCTCCTGATAAATTCGTTTACGCAGACACGCGCATTTGAACCTTTTTTAGAAACCTTTCGAAGGCACCTGGAAGCCTCTCTTACTAAAAGGTCGTGAGCTTGTATTTCATCAAAAGTCATTTCTTTGTAGTTCTTTCGAATAACAATTGTCGACCAATTTAGCAGACAATTGAGAAAGAGTTTTGGTTCAATTTTCCCTTCGTCAGCTTCTTTGAACTTGAGCCAATTAGTGACCTTCAACGAATTGCTGGCACTTGCCTCCCAGATTAAATCATAAAATGTCGTCACCTTTTCGAAAATTTCTTCCGCTCCATACACCAGTATGTCTTCTAGCATTTGAAGGTTACTAGCAAGATTGCAATAATCAACAATTGCACGACCGTCAAGTCCTGAAGTATCTATCTTCTTATAAGACTTGACAAACAGAATCTTTTCTTCGCTAGTATAGGGCAACATTGTTAGAACCTTTGCTCGACTTGCAAGCGTAGGCAAGGCATTGTTAATGCTATCAACTGTCATAGCTATATGACAATTTAAAGGCGGTTCTTCAGCTATTTTCAAAAGCGAATTTAATGCAGACATTGAAAGGTTATTTCCATCTATCACATAAATTCGTGACTTAAAAATAGACCGAGCGTCTTCAATAATATTTCGAATATCATCTACGCTAGTTCCTACGACAATGGAGTCTGCGTCAAATTTAGACGAAATATATCGAACCAGTGTTTTTCGACCCGAGCCTACCTCGCCTTCGACGATTATAAATTTTGGGAGCTGTTCCCATTTAGAGATAGTAGATTTAACAATCTCTTGTCCAATCATATCACTCCTCCTTACTCATTAAAAGAAGCTTCGTTTCAATTATTGGCTTAGCATTAGGTTCCCACTTAACAACTCCAGCAAGTTCATTCATTTCTTCAAGCATCCACAATATCGTAGCATATTGAAAGGCTTCACAGAAATATTCTAACTTGCTTTCAAAATGAGCAGGAAGCTGAGTGATGGAAATATCGCGAACTAGCCAATACTTGCAAACTTCTAAAAGGAAATCCGTGAAGTTTCGAGTAACTAATTTCAGGTCTTTTCCTGAATAGTGGAAGTCGTTTACAATTTCCAAGCATTTAGATCCGTCATAGTTGGCAATGGCTTCAACAAGTGAAGCGAATGTTTCATAGTCAGGAACTCCTAGTGCATTAGAAACGGCTTCCATATCTACGTGATGGCTATAATCTAGAACTTTTTCTAGCCTAGTTATGCTGTCACGCATTCCGCCATTTGCAAGTTTACCAATAAACGAAAGAGCGTCACGCTCATAACTATAATTAGCGCCTTCTTCGTTCTCGCTTTCGATAATAAATTCAAGCTGATTGACGATGTCATCATTATCAATTCGAGTGAAGTCAAATCGCTGAACACGACTGAGAATAGTGTCAGGAATTTTTTGTGGGTCAGTAGTACATAGAATGAACACGGTTCCAGACGAAGGTTCTTCTAGTGTTTTCAAAAGGGCATTGAATGCTCCAGTTGAAAGCATATGAACCTCGTCGATGATATAAACCTTGAACTCACTATCCATAGCCTTATATCTAGAATCTTCAATAATGTTTCGAACATTTTCTACTCCGTTATTAGAAGCGGCATCAATTTCAATAGGAGAACCGAGTCCTTTATTCACGTCCTTTGCAAAAATTCGAGCCGTAGTAGTTTTCCCAGTTCCAGCTCCTCCACAAAATAGATATCCGTGTTTAATTGCACCATTTTGCAACTGATTTAAAAGAATTTCTTTGACATATTCTTGTGCTACAACCTCCTCGAATGTTTGAGGACGGTATTTAGAAGCTAAATTCATTTTCTTAAAAGCCTTTCTGCAACCCTTACAGCAAACGGACAGTCGTAAGGAAGCCCCATTCCAGTATTTCCATCAAACTGCTTAAATTCCTTATAGAGAACAGTTTGACGAAACTCTTCAGGGTGTTTAACCATTAAGGAGTACAGTTCGTGGCTCCACTTGTCATACTGCCCGTCTGCTATAATTGAGTCATTAAAATAATAATAGATACAACTATGGACAAGAACTTGACGCTCTCTGCGGTTCATAAGCTCAACCACTTGTCCATCAATTGGTTTTTTAGGTTTCGGAACGGTTCTTGCCTTCCGCTTGACAACCGGAGGACCAGGTTTCGAACCAAATAGCGATTTCTGCACTAACTTTCTTCCTGAGTAATGATATTGTGAACCGCAGTCATTATCATATCAAATAAATAGTCATCTTCCTTGAGGCGTCTAACTAGATTAGCCTTACCTTGGAACTTCAACGGCTCTTCGTCTTCATCTGCCATAATTTCTCCAGTTTCAAGGTCGACTATACTGAACCAAGCTCCTGCTTTTTGAATAACTCCAAACTCAACTGCAACATCTACAAGGTCATTTTCAATTTGAATCCCTTCGTGATATGAAAGAGTGTAGGAAACCAATTTTCTATCAGGCTTGAATGCTTTAGTCTTTTCGACGAATGACTCTACAATATTTCCGGCAGGGTTTCGAGCAGTTCGTGTTAAAGATGCTCCGTTTTCGTCAAGGTAATCGCCTTTTCTAAATTTCAATCGAACTGCACAAGCATGCTTCCACATCTTTCCGCCTGGAGTAGAGTAGGCATTGTACTGACTATTCATATCTTCGCGGATTTGGTTGATGCCTAAGAAAATAGCATTGTACCTAGTGAGAAGAGGAGTGACTTTTCGACTGAATTCAGTAAGCGGAGCCGATATTCCTGCATAGGCTTTTTTGGTAAGTTCTTCGTCTATAAGATTTTGGCTTACCATGTAAGGTAACGAGTCAAGGACTACTAGCCCGACTTCACCTGTTTCAAAAATGTCTAGAACGTATTGAAGTATTTCCTCAGCACTATTCATTTCAGGTCGAACGATCCACATATTATCGACATCAACGCCTATTTTCTTCGCCCACTCAGTGTCTAATGTATTTTCAAGGTCGAGGTACACAATTTTGAGAGGCTCCTGTAAGCTATCAAGTTGCATTTCAAGTTCCTTGATAGCAGTCTTGCTAGCTTTAGACGCACGCGCATTTTCCAGCTTTTCCTTGAGTTCTTCAGTCTTCTGTTCCCACTCCTGCTCGAATACCATTTGCGCATTCTTGACAATGTCGAGAGCTGAAGTAGTCTTACCACTTGACTCAGGACCGAAAAATTCAACTACCCTTTTTCGAGGAAGTCCACCATAGGTTTGATAATTCATAGAAGGAGCAGAAAAAGGAATTCTTGGAAGAGCTTCACGTTCAAGTCCTTGAACTGCTACAAGAGCTTTCGAATCCTTATTCCAATCCTTCATCAACTGTTCTAGTTTCATTAGAAATCACCTGTGCTTCCATGTCCTCCTCGAGCCACATTTCCTAAAGATTCTACGAAATTGAACTTGATAGCAGGTTGCTTTTCTTGAATTCTAAATTGGGCAATTCTTTGGTCGTAGAAGATATCTGCGTCACGAGTAGCATACCAAACTGAGAACCATTCATCAGTGTCGCCTTTGTAACCTTCGTCAATCACTCCACTCGAAACAAATACTAGTCCAGTTTTCCTGAAAAGACTTGAACGAGGGTGCAAGATAGCTTCATGTCCTTTAGGTAGCTCTAAAGCAAAGCCGTGTGCAATTTTAATGCTTTCACCGGCTGCGACTGAATAAACCTGCCCTTTTTGAAGAACTGTTCGACATTTTGAAACCTGATTGTCGTCAGCGTCGATTCTAGTAATTGCACTGACTCGAACATCTACCCAATCACCTGTAAATTTTAATCGGTCAAGTTTCAGGTCAATCATTTTCACGTTTACGTCTTTTGACATTTAATACTCCTTTTGAATTATTAGATTGAGTTTCTAACTCTGCTAGTTGCCATGTTTGAATACGTTTTAAAGATGCTAATACTTTGTCAGCTTGCTCAAGTTTTAATTGAACTTTTTTGTAAGCCCGTTTATAAGCATTTTCAATAACTTCTTCATTCATAACAAGTTTTCTAGTTTCAGCTTGCTTATCAGGAATAGTTTTCCCGGCGGCTAAAATATAAAGATTATCGTACTTTTCTTTTCGAATTGCAGAACTTGAATCCATTTGAATTCCAACCATTTCTGCTCGGTCTGCTGCAAAATATAGAAGAGTAGGAAGATAGCCTATATAGTAATTTAAGTCTTCTATAACGACGGGATTCTGACTTACGACAAATTGAATTTCTTCCATTGCCTGGTCAAGTGGACCACAGGCTGCTTGGACAATTTCATCTACGACTTTATTGATAATATCACCATAAGAATCCGCTACATTTTGAGCATCACGGATTTCCTCTTCGCGTATATCAATTTGAGGTAATTTAGGTCTTGCCATCTTGTCTCTCCTTGTAATGAAGCTCAACTGCATCTAGAACATTTTGGAAAGGAATGGTCAATCTAGTTCGACGCTTCTTGTAAGAAACTTCATACCCTGCATCGATGAAGTTCGGGTTGACGCTTCTAACTCCAGACCGTTTAATTTTCTCAAGGCTTGAAATTGGATACCATATAATCTTTTCATGCTTTTGGAAATACACTAAAATTCCGGCGAGAATAAATTTGCATCCATCTGCGCGTGATAACTGGAACCATTGATTTTCAGTAATATTGTTGAAACTCAAAGAAGCTTCTTTAGTAGTTTTCAGTTCAATAAACAAGGTTCCAAAGTTAGTTGCGGCTATATAATCGCAGGGATTTGCAACTCCTCGAAATCCATTAGTGGTATCATATAGACGGACCGTAAAAGCATCTTTCTCAAAGTTCTTTGCGCCTTCGAAGAAATCCTCTTCAAACATTTTTCCAGTATAGCTCAAAGATTTCTACCTTCCTTTCTGCAGTATGGGCAATAAGCTGAAGAACAATAGATTTTAGGACTTTCGCCTTTCTCTACATACTCTTCGCAGGTTGTAAGTTTTTCAAGAACTTGATTTTTCATTTCATCAGTGATGTGAAAAGTATAGGCTTTCTTTTCGAAGTTATCTCGATTTTCATAGAGAAACATGACATCGTCAACTCCTAGACACATTCCGTAGCAAGTGGCCTGCATTTTATGCTCTTCATATGGCTCAGTATGCTTAGTGAACTTGAACATAGTTTCAGTCTTAATCTCTAAAATATAGAGCTTGCCTCTGTATCGAATCAGTCCATCACATAGAAATGAGAGTTGAAGAAGCTCGTTCTTACACTTGGTTTCATAGTCGTTTTTCTTGAAGCGCTCGTCGACAATAGTTCCCTCAACGGGATTTTTATCTAAAAATTCTGCTACATTTAACCACTCAAAGTCGTTTTCGATTGAGGACATTTTAACGAGATATTCTTGAAGAACCTCATGCCTAAAAGTTCCAGCTTCGCCCATTGCTACAAGATTAGAATCGGCGTTGCTTCGAATAGCTTGACCAGTTCTTTCAAAGTACATTTGACGAAGACATCCTCCTACACCGCTAGGCTTATAATAAGTCGAAGGTTTATACTCAGGTTGCGTCCTTTCAATAACCTGCGTCAGTGAATTGACAAAAGAGGAAGCAGGACCTTCACTATTTCCTGCTCTGACCATCTTTGCAATTCTAGTTAAATTAGACTTAACCATTATTCTTCAGGTTCTTGAAGCGCCAAGAAGTAAATGACACCGTTCGAGGAAATCTTAATTGCGTTTTCGCTTCCATAAGAGACAGTGAAGTTTTCTTCGGTGACAGTTGATACAATTTCCTTCAAAAGCAAGCTATTAAGGTGGCAAGTGAATTCCTTTTTCGAAACCTTTTTCCCTGCGGCTGGGTAAACAATGTCTTCATAACTGCTTGTAGAAGTCTTAATTCGAAGTCGATCTTTTAAGAAAAGAAGTTCGACAGTTCCTTTATCGAAAGCAGAAGTGAACAGCACAAGACGATCTAATACGCTCATGATTTGTGAAGTAGGAACGGCTGCGTCGTCAATGAACTCGATTTGGTCAAGCTGTGACACGTCTTCATAGTCTTCCATTCCTTCCATCAATTTTCCGTAAATTTCAACTGAAGCGGATGAAATGTAAACCGTATTGCTATCAATTTGCCAGAAGTACATTTTCTCGTCAGGAACGCCAGCGAGAATTGCCATCAGGTTGTAAGGAATAAGCATCTCTAATTCCTTTTCTTCGATAGGGTTGATACATACGCGAATAATGTCTGTCGTAATTGCTTTGCTGTCTTTAAGCAAGAATCCTGTATAAATTCCATCCGCCCCTGATTTAGATACCGCAGAATCGTTGATATTAGCAATTCCGTAGAATAATGAACTTTTCAAGGTAAGAGCATTTTCTTCTGTCACATCTTCGAGCAAGTGGTCAAATGTAGGATACTCTTCATCTTCTGTAACGATATCGATATTATATTCACCGTTCCCGATAACCTTCAACGAAGACTCTTCAGGGACTAAGGTAATAGTTGCAGCAGTGGTCTTTTCTACAAGTTTTCCAAACTGCTCAGCTTTCACAATCACGTCAATTTCAACGTCGCTGTCAATGATACAGCGAAGGAAATTAGATCCATCATATGCGGTGAACATAACACATTCACCGTCACCAAAAATATGCCAATAGTTTGTAATCTCTAGCAACTTGCTAGGTTTCAACTTATTGAGCTGCGAAACAATTTTCGAAAGTTCTTCAGTCTTGAACTTAATACTCATAATATGAGCCTCCTTTTCTTGATATATATAATATACACGAATTACCGTAAATTTGTAAACCTGTTTCTAAATAATTTTAAATCTTCTAAGCATATTGAGTTTTGCTTCATAAGTTCCGTTCACGGCAGCCTCCTGCATCTTAAGTACAATGAAAGGAGGTTCATCTATATTGTTGAAACTATAGAATGTAAATAACTGGATAATAGCTTCATCGACGCCTATTTTCCCTTCTCGAAAATTCAAGGAAAGTTGACGTTTGAACTCGACTATTTTTTGATATTCTTGATAGGTTTGAACTTTTCTCATAATCATGGTCCTTTCTATAATACATTGTATCCAATCGCTTTCATATCTTGAGCCTCTTTCAAAATTGCTTGCTCCAAGTTGTCTTCGTATTCAACGTACTTTATAAGGTAAGCGTTAGCCGCTTCTAAGTAGAACTTGACTCTTTGAACTTTTGTCATTTTGTTTACCCCTTTATTTGTTTTTCTTTATAGTTACATTATACGATAATGAAATAATAAAGTCAAGCATTTTTGTGTAAAAAGTTGAACTTTTTTACAAAAAAAAATAAGAGCGAAAAGCTCTTATCTAAAATAGTCGACGTTGACGATTTTTAATTCCTTTGAATTCATAGTTCTCTGCCCAATCCAGCATGTATTGAACATTGAACAATGCTCGAAGTTTATAGTCTTCCACTAATTGCTCAAGACTAAAATGCGCTCCAGTTTCTTCGATAATAGATTCGATTTCAACTTGAACTGGTTTTGGCAGCCTACGAACAGCATCAATTCCTCCGTTCTTCTGTGACAAGTCAACTAGTCCTTTTGAAGTCATAATGTTTCCCATCGCTCCTGTCAACAGTACAGAAGTCGAGTCGGCGCTATAGAATGGGTGACGCTCTAATTGGCTAGTAACTGTCATCCCGAAAGCGTGAGTCTTAACATCAGGATTAGAACTGTTTCGAATAACTTGAAATACTCTTTCCATCCACTTGTCTTTGTGCTTCGTAGTCGAGTCATTGGCTGGAGATATTCCGATGTAAGGAATATGCTTGCCGCCTTCGAACGTAGTTTCAAGCATTAAGTTCAGCCATTTAAAATCTTCTCCCATATGGAAAATAGGCAAGAGCTTATCCTTTTCAATCATTCTCTCGCGCATGTATAGATAGTTATCCCAAGAAATTTGTGGCGCCTCTAAAAGCTGTTCACGTGTCTTAGGCTGTCTAAATACACCGGGAATTTTATCGAGTTCGGCGATACAGTCGAACATTCCTACATTATCATTGACGTATTCAATGTAGGCGTCAATATCAACTTCAGCTCCCTTAGTATGAGCAGAATATGCACTAGAGTCGACGAATAGTTTAGAAGTGGTTCCAGGATTGTTCTTCTTGTGTTCAATCCACCTCTTGCCAATTCCGTTTCTTTCGTATAGCTGATTAAAAAGTCGATTAGCTCCTCGCTCTTTTAAATAATCGTCAGTGCTAATAGCATGCCCTCCGGCAAAGTACAAATTGAATCCCATTTCTACGCTCCAATCATTTTCTTAAAAGCGCTGTTCTTCGCCAATGTAGATATAACGAAGTATGAAATTAAAACGATAATGGCTTCACTGATTCCTACATAAATGACGGATTCCCAAAATGGCAAAGAGTACACAATTCGAAGCTCAAGTGCAATAATGTAAGCATTAGCAAGAACCGGACAGACTAGTGAATACAAAGGGCTCGACATTTTAGCGACTTTCACCATGGAAATAATTCCAAGGAACGTAGCAAGTGAACCAAAGGCGACATCAATTAGTCCGAGAGGTGAAAAGAAATTTGCAATAATGGTTCCCATAACAATTCCAGGAGTCCATCTATGATTCCACAAAGGCAAAAGAACTAGAACTTCACTAATTCTAAATTGAACTGGGCCGTAGCTGATTGCAGAAAATGCAATCGTCAATGTAACATACAGGGAAGCAATAAGAGCAGTTCGAACAAGCCATAAGGTTGCGCTTCTATTCATTTTCGTCCTCCTATTTGATAAGTTGCATCAATTCAGCTCTAGCTGATGCGTCATCTTGGAAAAGCCCTCGCATAGTTGAAGTCACTGTCGTTGCTCCATGCTTCTTAATACCGCGTCCGCTCATGCAAGTATGCTCAGCCTCTACGATGACTGCAACTGCTTGAGGATTTAGAACTTCCTGAATAGCGTCAGCGATTTGTTGAGTCAAGCGCTCTTGTACTTGAAGTCGTTTAGCATATCCTTCAACCACTCGACCGAATTTTGAAAGACCTGTAATCTTATCCTTAGGAATGTATGCAATATGCACCTTCCCTACGAATGGAGCTAAATGATGCTCACACAAAGAGTTGAAAGGAATATTTTTCACAAGAACAAGATCTTCATGGTCAACGTCAAATGTTTTTTCAAGGTGAAGTTTAGGATCTTCGCGATACCCTACGGTATGTTCTGCTAGTGCCTTTACAAAACGGAACGGAGTATCTTGTAGTCCGTCACGTTCAGAGTCATCGCCTAATAGGCTGAACAGACCTTGAATAGCCGATTCTGCATTGTCAAGGGCGACAATTTCATTTGTCTTAAGAGAAGAAAATCCATTTTCTCTTCCTAGTAAGTCGCCGATTTTATCTAATTGTTCAATTTTCATTTTATACTCCTCTTTTATTATCATATACCAGTGTATGAAGCTGTGGTAAAGGTCGAACATTGTTAAAAGCTGGATCCTGATATACTTTGTCCCATAGCCAACCTAATTTTTCAAGTAGTCGGTCACTGATTTTCCCTTCTTCGTAGGCGTTTGCATTCCCGACTGATAAATAATTGACTGGGCGTAGCTTGTCCTTAAAGGTTTCGAACATATTTCGAGCGTAAGCTAAATCCGTATCGTCGAAGATTACAATCTTAAACGACCAGTCAAGTCCTTCCTCATTTAGGCGATCTACAATTGCTTCAAGAATTTTCATATTAGTTCGCATTCCACTTGAAGGTGGTTTAGGACTAATAGTGATATCGCTGACTTCTTTGAACCATTCTTGGAATCGAGTCCCTTGAGTTTCGAGACCGAACTTGAATCCATGCTCTTTTAGAATCGAAATCATCTTAGCCATAGGCTCGTTAAGTAAGGCAGGGTTTCCTCCAGTCAATGTCACGTGGTTACAAATCTGCTCACCTTTTTCGTTGAAAGCTAGTTTTAAGATTCGACTAGCAGCCTCATCGCCTGTAATGTATTCAGGTTCAGTAGTACCGTTCCAGGTAAAGGCTGAGTCACACCAGTTACAATGATAATCACATCCACCAGTTCGAATGAAAATGGTCTTTTGACCTATAACCATTCCTTCGCCTTGGATTGTAGGACCGAAGATTTCCATAACAGGCATCTTCTCAGGGTCGCGAACGTTGATTCGAATCTTTCCTCTATCAGGTTGATTGTATTTATTAACCATAATTATTCCTCTAATAATTCAGCGACAGTGACTTCACTGTTTCCTTCAATGAATTTCACATTCTTGAACATTTCAATTTCTCGGTCAGTGAAAATTTCATAATAGGTGCATTCTGCACAACCTGTAGGAGTTTCCCACAATTTTATAGAGTCGATACGAGCATGCTTCCACATAAGCTCAGTGAGCACCCATGTAAGAAATCTTGACATATTCTCAGCCGTAGTTCTAAATCCAAAGAGAACTCGCTTAGTGTCCACGGCGTTAGCTAAAGCAATAGGCTCATTTCCTTGAAGAAGGACAGCGTGGTCAAGTCGGTCGATAAATTTACCTGCGATTTTCTTAACGTGATAAAAGTCAACTACCATTCCTTGACTTGAACCATGGTCAAAAGTTTCACCTGCAAGAGAAATTTCTACCTTGTAGGTATGCCCGTGCAAATTTGCACACTTTCCAAAATGCCCAACTAATTGATGAGCGGCATCGAATGTCAATGTTTTAGAAACTTTCATGTCAGTTCTCCTTGTAATGAATAGGATCAGTCATTCCGTTGTCAGCGAATGCTTTCTTACGGTCAATACATGTCGCGCAAGTTCCGCAACTTTCAGCGTCACTTTCATAACATGAACGAGTTAGGAAGTAAGGAACATCTAAATCAAGTCCCCATTTAATAACCTGTGACTTCGTCAGCGTCAATAAGTGAGCGACAAGAGAAACCTTTCCTCCAGTTCCGTACTCAATTGCGTGTGACATTGAATTGTAGAATTCAGGAGTGCAATCAGGGTAAGCGCCTCCGGCGGCATCATCTGCATGCGCGCCATATACGACATGAGAAGCTCCAACTGAGTAAGCATAGGCAGCAGCCTGTGAAAGCATTAAACCATTTCTAAATGGGACATAAGTGTCAACAACTTCTTGCTCTTTTAGAATTTCAGCATAAGATTTTCCATGAGACATTTCCCTCTTGCCTTTCAAGAGAGCTGAACTGGAACTTGAATATAGCTTCTTGTCAATTTCGAGAACTGTGAATTTAACTCCATAGAACATTGCAACATTAGCAGCATTTTCAAGTTCAGCTTCATGCTTTTGTCCATAATTAAATGCTACTGCGTGAACATTTTTAGCGCCCCACTTATCAACTTCGATGGCTAAACAAGTAGCAGAATCGACTCCGCCAGATAATAAAACTACTGATTTCATCTTAGCCTCCTATCGAATAGCTCGTCCAAGAGTGTGAACACTTCCAAGATAGTTCAATTTGCGTTGAAGGGAAAGCTGTTCAAGTTCAGGAGTTGAAAATTCTGGATTAACTTTGTTGACGAATGGGTAAATTGAAATTCCTCCACGAGGAGTAAATAGACCCATGACTTCGATGTACTTAGGATTCATCAATTCATACAAGTCATTCAAAATAATGTTCATGCAATCTTCATGGAAGTCGCCGTGGTTACGGAAACTAAATAGGTATAGTTTCAACGATTTAGACTCAACCATCCTGTCATTTGGAATGTAGCTGATGAAAACATTTGCAAAATCAGGCTGTCCTGTTTTAGGACAAAGTGAAGTGAATTCGTATCCGTCAAATGTTACTAGGTAATTATTTTCAGGATGCTTATTAGGGAAGGTTTCAAGAACTTCAGGATTATAATCATAATCGTATTTGGTATCTTGGTTGCCTAAAAGAGTAACGCCTGTCAATTCAGCGTCTGTTCGAGTAGTGTTTTGACTCATGTTCGAGCCTCCTTTATTTTTATTTTTAGCAGGATGTCAGGTTCTACAAAACTGCCTCATATATATTATACACGAATATGATTCATTTTGTTAAGCAATAAAAATAATCAACTAACTTTCTGCTTTATAGTTACATTATACGATAATGAAATAATAAAGTCAAGCATTTTTACAAAAAAAAATAATCAGGAATTTTCCTGACTACTTTTTCAAAAGTCTCGAAGCAAT